TTTGCTGATTTCAAAACTTTGATAGACGCACTACCAGAGTAAATAGCATAAACTAAATTACAAGTACTTGAAAGCGCAGCATTTATTGTTGCGCTTTTTGCTTGACATCCAATGCGCCTTGGTGTATTGTATATGTATAGCAACAGAGAAAAGAGAATCACCATGGCAATGTTAAACACAGTAGTAGATCAAATTGGTCGTATGAACGCAGAAGAACTGAACCGTGCTGTAGACGCAATTAAATTGCGCCGCACATACCTTGCTCGTCAAGCAGCTAACGAAATGGTCAAAGGCGACATGGTACAATTCCGGAAACGTGATGGTCAGACAGTGCGTGGACGTATTACCAAAGTCAATCAAAAGACAGTAGTTGTCGATGCCGGCACAGTTACATGGAAGGTAACAGCTAGCATGTTATCTCCAGTAAGTTAAAATTAACACTTGACAACCAAGATGCCTTACTGTATAACTGCAGTATAGAAACAAAGAAAAGAGAATCACTATGACTACTACAAAACAAGTTAAGATTTACACAACAGCAGCCGAATGCTACCGCGACATTCACGAAGTATATTCTGCCCTACTAGAACAGACTGGGTTGCGTATCAGTCCTAATATCACACATGACGCAGATGGCGGATGCGCCGTAGAGTTTATTGTTCATCAGCGTGTGTTTGATAAGTTGAACGACCAGTCAATCAAAGATGCTATTTGTAGTGTCGCCGATGCTGGAGGCATGAACGACAATATGGTTGTCGAGACGTATGAGTTTCCATTAGACTGGTATGTAGATGGCGTAAGTTACTTCGACGGCGTTCCAGCAACACCAGAGAATATCCGCAATAACTATACTCTTATTGGGACTAGCAAGTTCGGCAAAGAGATTGTTTCATCAAAGGAAGCAGTATAACTTTTTTTAATAATAATGTCATTTAACACTTGACAACCAATGCGCCTTGGTGTATAACTGCAGTATAGAAACAAAGAAAAGAGAATCGTTATGACTATGAAGTTTAGACCATACCAAGTTCGCATGATACAGGCACAAGATAAATTCATGTCTGATCCTGATGCTACCCGTGGCACTATTTTATGTGCTACTGGCGGCGGCAAAACAGAAGTTTTTCAAGATTTAATTATGAAAGTAGTTACTGCTATGTCTCACGGCGCAGCACGTATTCTTGTAGTTCATCCACGTATAGCACTAAGCCAGAATCAGCAAAATCGTTTTGCTAAAACATTCGCCGGCATGGGAATTGAGTTTACGAACTTTCATAGCGGTCAAGCAAAGACGCATACTCTGAACGATAAGAAGAATGTATCCACTACAGATACGAACGTGTTGCAAGAAATTATGAATTCTCATAATGGAGCGCATATAACATTTTCAAGTTATAAAAGTTTACATCGTATCGCTGCTATGAACTTTGATCTTATCATCTGTGATGAAGCGCACTATCTAGTACAATCTGACCTGCGCGAGAATATGCATCTGTTTAAATCAAAGACACTGTTCTATACTGGTACGCCCGTTCGTATGGCAGCAGCAGAAGCGAGTATGGATAATGTTGAACTATTTGGACCAGTGATTGCTGATGTATCGCCAAAAGAACTTATTCCTAACGGATATATTGTCCGCCCGCGAATTCGTACTGTAAATGTTCTCAGTACTGATAACGGCAATACCGAAGATTATGTATCTGCTATCGCCGCGGCGTTTAAGGACCAACTGACATTTGCGCATAAGGATTTCGTTCATAAGATGTTGGTAGCAATGCCCAATACCATGAACTTTTCGGATATTGCGAACGAATTGAGTGAGATTCGCAATATTGTAGGAAATAACGATATTGATCTTTATTATGTTACTGCTGATACAGCAGTGAAGAACGGTAGCCTACAGATGGACCGAGATGCGCTAGTTGCCGACTTTGCTAAAAATCCTAATCCTTCTATCATCATGCATTGTGATACATTAGCCGAAGGCATTGATGTTGACGGCATCGGCGGAGTGTTGATCTTGCGCGGTCTTGGCATGGTAAAAGCAATTCAGACAATCGGCCGTGGGTGCCGTGCGGCAAACGCTGATATTATCAAGTCTGGTGCTCTTGCCGGAGAACTTCGCAAGAATCGAATCAAGACAGAATGTATTGTTACTATTGCCAGATTCAACGGAGAATGGGCAGGTGATTCCAATTTATCTACCTATGCTGCCATGTTTGAGCAAGGTGGCTATGATCTTGCTGAGTTCTGGGCAGATGTTGAGGATCAACATAATATGCCGACGCCAGGCGGTGAGTTGATGGATCGTGATGATGCAATTTATAAGGAAGCAACCGATATTCTAGTAACAGAAGGCCAGGACGCATTATTCTGGGAATTGTTTGATACATCAGCGAAGGAAGTACAATAATGTCAAATAAACATAGTTGGTTTAAGTATTGTATTGATACTACCGCATTCGATAAAATTCAGAAATTAGATAAGTTCCTTCTTGCTCTAAAAAAACAATCAAACAATATTGATGCATTAATTCCGTATCGTGAGGATTTACGGATGTCACATACAGACGAGGATAATAAAAGCATCAAGGCACCAAGATATTTCGGAGCAGGGGTAGAGGCATTGAGTGAAGTATTCTTTGAAACTTTCGGACTCAGTGATTATAATTTAGGAAGTTATATCAGTATGGATACAATCGACGAGGATCTAGAAGACACGGGATATGACGCAACAGCAAATACATCCCAAGAAAAATCTTATGGTAAAAGAATTCGCAAGATTTCGAAATCTGGAAGCCCAGTATATCTTCAAGTTAAGGGTAGCTTAAATCCAACAAAAGAGCATACCACCAATGATGGCAGCAGAGTCATGAACTTTTTCGGCAATGCCCAAGGACATGCCAGAATGTCTGGTCAAGGATGCTTTGCTCGTTATATTCTTTTTACTACTGCCAAAGGATTACATTATAAACTAGAAGCGAATACCTTCGGCGATATCGAAGTGATAAACTACAAGAAAATTAGTAAAAAAATTAATGGAAATCCATTCTTTTGGAATGAATTCCGTAAAAAACTCGGCATAATGCCATTACTTATTAACGGACCCAAGGATCCAGAATGGGAAACTATGCAGAATAAATTAAAAGAAGAAGATGATCTATTAGCCAAGCTTTAATTTTATTTTTCGCTTGACAACCGAGGTGCCTTGGTGTATAACTGCAGTATAGAAACAAAAAAAGAGAATCACTATGGGCCTATTATCTGAGAAAAGCAAGTTTAGAAATATAATTAGCAATGAAGAGGGTGGGGTCATTTGTACATTGAGATCTGGTGCAAAGGGCCCGACATTCACCAATAATCCGGTGCCATATACGCCCAGCCGACTTGTTCGTAGAATGTTAGATTCGATCAGTCACAAACACGAAAGTTTCTTGGTGTTGTTCGCTGTTGAATTCGCGGCTGAATTATTCGACCGAGGAGCAAAAAATGTCACTGTTGCTACTGAGAATTTTTGTCCAGAAACAAAAAAAATCACGGAGCATCTAGGATATAAGTATATTATGATTAAGGAATTAATGAATATGAAATTTGATGCTGTAGTTGGTAATCCTCCGTACCAGAATCCAGTTCGTGCCAACAAAAAAACGAACCAAGGTGGCGGAAAAAAGATGTATGTTTCTGTTATGGAAAAAATATCGAATTTATTAAAAGATGACGGAATTGTTGCGTTAGTTGTGCCGTCCGCTATATTCAAAACAACTGTTTATGGTCAATGTGGCACTGCTATTTCTGGTATGAAAGGTATCAATATTTTAAAAGCCGAAACAGATGTTTCTAGCTACTTTACAGTAGGTATTAAAATCTGTTATTTTATTGGAATTAAAACAGAGGATATTGTGGGCGCAACTATTAACAATAAGATGACCAATTTTAATGATGTTGGATTTTATACCAACGAATGTGAACTACAATCAGTTGCAGAAAAAATTATTAATAATAAAGCCCCTATTTCAATTGCGCGTGATAAAGATTTAACAACTAAGGGATTTTCCACTTCAAGATATGGCTACCTAACGTTTGATAACACTGCGAAAGATACCAACTTATATTGGACACATGATGAACCCGAAAAATTAAAGCGTTTGTTAAAAACCAATATGTTTGCGCGAGTTGCGTGGGATGGATTTGTTGTTCTAGATAAAAGATGGTATCATAATTTCTGGTCAGCATTGTATTTACATCCCGAGGTGACTGTAGAAATGACAGATGATGAAATCATGGATATTTATAAACTAAGCGACACCGAAAAAGAAACCATTGGCAAGATTGATAGACGGGGCATGGTAAAATGAATAAAATACATTGAATCACATATCAAATAACACTTGACAACCGAGGTGCCTTGGTGTATAGTATAGTAGTAAGTAAAAATTATCAAGAGATAAGTGGCCATGAAAACACTACATGTTTATAGCAATCTGCACATTAAGGCCCAAGTGAAAACTATCAAACTTGGCGACTGGGTGTATTTGGAAAATAGATTATCACAGAAACGTTGGTCCATGTATTTTCGGGCAAACGGCATTGACGAATCGGCATTGAATATAAACTACATTACACAACAGGAGTATTTTGATTTGAAGGACGTACAATTTGACGCAGTGATCGGCAATCCACCCTATCAGGATAACAGCATCAAAGACAATCAGCAAAATAAAATTTATAACCAGTTTTCTAAAAAAGCAATAGAGCTTGTAAGTGAAACAGGCACAGTTAACTTTGTTACTCCTGTTGCTGTAGCTAATCTTTCTAAAAGATTTGCATTAACAGAAACGCACGGTGTAAAAGAAATTGACTTTACTGCCGATAAACATTTTAATGTTGGAGCAAAAATATGTAGCTGGATCGTAGACAAAACATATAGCGGCGACATCAAAGTAATTTCAGATGCTGGTGTTGATTATGTCAAATTTGGTACTTCTGTATTTGATCCTTCAGTAACTGATATTAAGTTTGCAGAACTAGCACAGGCTTTAGGAAAATTACCTATTGCAGATAGAGCATTTAAACAGAACAATCACGGACCTGCTTATAATAAAACAAAAACAGCAGATCATATCTATCCTGCATATAAAGTAAAAGACGACGAACTAATACTAAGTGCGTACAGTAAAAGAGAGCCGTGGTTTACTGGTAAGAAAAAATGAGCATTTCTAGAAGTAAAAGTTTTAAAGAAGAGATTATTCAAATATCGCACTTAGACTTTGAAACACAATATGTTATTATAGAAATAGAAAACGACGAGCAGATAGAAAACATTAAATCATTTTTATTCAGCCAGTATTTTTTAGATCACATGGATAAGTGGAAAAAATTATATAATACAGGGTTTAATGATGCTTTAAAATATGTTCCGCCGTTTGATAAAAATAAAAAATGGACTAATGACGAAGTTAAGGAGTTGTTTGAAAATTATGTTAGATATAAACTACATTACATACCAGGAGTTTTTTGATTTGAAGGACGTACAATTCGATGCAATAGTAGCCAACCCACCCTATAGTTTAGCAGGAAATAAAACTGGTAAAAAAGGCAGAGCGCCCAACCTATACCCGGCGTTTTACAAAATGGCGACAGCAATGGCGGATACTGTGATAATGATTGTGCCGAACACTAGTAGACAGCACACCATATTTAACTCCTTTATCCGAGAGAACACGAATAAGATAATGTCAGTAGATGATGGCACGTTTGATGTCAATATATCAACGTGGTGCTTAATAAAAGATAATAGCGAGACTAACGTTGAGCACATCGACTGGGCAGATTTGAAAGAACTTCCAGAACAAAAAGTTAAATGGGCGAAAGGCAAAGTAAACGTGACAACAGAAAAGCACTTGTTGACTGATACGCCTGGTCCTTATACTGTTTACCATAAAATAAACGGCAAAGGATTAACACAGTCAACGACAAGTGAAAATATTTCTACGTTGAAGTTTTTTCCGCAGGATGGTTATGCTGTCATTATGCCACAACAGATTCAGCGTGATGGTTGGACAAATACTGAAATCGTGATATGTGACGGAACAGCAGTAGCTACTAATGGAGTAAACCTGGCGTTTGTGGACACACACGAAGAAGCAAAATATCTGACTGAATATATGAAAACGCCCGAATTTGTAAGTCAAGCATTGGGCGCATGTGGAGGAATGAATAACATGACACTAGGAGCAATGAAAAGCATCAGAATGGATAACTATGATTACTGATATACACAGTCACTTATTCGACAGAGAATATATGAGCGGCACAGACCGTGAGCATAGTCGTGTTAAGGCAACTGGCGAGGTGTTTACACCTACTCCTCTTGTAGAAGAAATACTAGACAAGATGGATGCTGAATTGTTTATTGATTCTACCAAAACATTCCTAGACCCAGCGTGTGGTGACGGTCAGTTTCTCGCTAGTGTGTTATATCGCAAACTACAAAACGAGCATGACTTTGAAACTGCGTTAAGCACCACTTATGGCGTAGACCTAATGCCAGACAATGTTAAATTGTGTCAGGACAGATTGCTATGTGGGCGAGAGGATCTACGCCATATCGTGGAGCAGAATATTGTGTGTGCCGACGGACTACGCTATCATTATCGCTTTGACGATTCGCATCCATACGACGATGAAGTGAAAGAACAACAAAAACAGGAACACTTTAATAGTTTATTCGAATAAATCTCAGACTATTTTATAAGTTATTGAAAGCGCAGCATTTATTGTTGCGCTTTTTGCTTGACAACCGAGGTAACTTAGTGTATATTATATGTATAGCAACAGAGAAAAGAGAATCACTATGACTATGATCTTGAACGTAAATAAATACCATTGCAAAAATGCATTATATAGGGTATACTAACTTTATGACATATAAAAAATCAATACTAAAATGGCTAGGCAATAAAATTCGTGTTATGGATGCGTTGCAGCAACACATCGGCAACCCAAATACATTTGTTGAACCGTTTGGCGGTTCTTTTGTCGTGTCCTTGAACACCTCCGCAACTGAATATAGAATTGGAGATATTAACTCTGACATCATCGATTTATACAATGCGGTTTTATTTGACGAGAATTTTATAGACACCGCCAAGCAGTATTACATTAATGGCATAGACCGAGAAAAGTTCAATAAGATACGAGACGAGTTCAATGAAACTCGTTCACCTTACTTGTTTTTGTATTTGAACAGACATTGTTTCAACGGACTAACACGATATAATAAAAGTGGAAATTACAATTCACCATTTGGTGCGTATGACAAAGTACATTTCCCAGAAGAAGAAATAAAAAATTTCAAGAACAAGTTTAGTGGTGTAACATTCAAAAATACATCGTTCAATGATCCATCTTATTACACCGATTTGGGTGAAGGAGATGTTGTTTATTTTGACCCTCCGTATCTTCCCGCGTCTGAGACTGCGAATTTCACTGCTTACACCAAAGAAGGATTTAGCATGGAACAGCAAGAAGAGTTGGCAGATATTTGCCAATCATTGGCAAGCAATGGTGTCAGAGTCGTTGTTTCCAATCACGATGTTCCGATGGCACGAACATTGTATAAGGGCGCAAAGTTTCAACAAATTTCGGTAACTAGAAGTATCTCTGCTTCTGCTGGGTCTAGGAAAAAAGCATCTGAGATATTCGCGGTGTGGAATGGTATAAAATAATCGCCCTTCGGATTGAATAATTTTTACATAAAATCGCCTTTCGGGGCGCTTTTCACTTGACAACCAAGATACCTTGGTGTATATTATATGTATAGCAACAGAGAAAAGAGAATCACTATGACACATATCATGACACCAGAAGCAGTTGAAATTGTAACCGAAGTAGCAGTTCAAGAATTGATAGAGGCTATTAAAGAAGATTATTCAACTTGGTCCTTGCGTTCTGGCAAATCTGTGAGTGATATTCGCCTGAAAATGATCGAAGAATTTAATACAGATATTGGTTTCTCAGAAGGCAAAAAGTACATCAAAATTACTCAACGTAATGGAGGATGTGTTTGGGGTTTTGTTGTCAACTGTGACAATGATGCGAAATTCAAGCGTGGTGATATTCTTAAACCTGCTGGATTTAATTCACCAGTTCGCAACTTTTCTCGTGGCAATATCTTCAGCAAATACAAGATTAGCTGGGCTGGCTTATAATAATTTCAAAAAACGCAAATTAACACTTGACAACCAAGGTGCCTTGGTGTATAACTGCAGTATAGAAACAAACAGAACAACATAGAAAAGAGAATCACCATGTCAAAACTTAACACAAACGCCACCGTAAACGTATTTGTTAAACTAGCTGAAGTTGTAATTGAATTGAACTCAAATGCCAACTATAATGTTAGTTCAGCAGAAGAAGATATGCTTCTTGCATCCAAGGAGTTGATCAGCAACAAGCGTCTGAATAGGACACACTTGAAAGAAATGTTTAAAGCGCGGCGGGCTTATGAAAACTTAATTGACAAGAAATATAGCACCGATCTTACCAACGATCACAAAGACCCAATTAAATGCTTTATGCGTGACACTAGCGCACACTTAGTAGAACACAATGTTCCGCAGCGCACACGAGTTGCCCTGGGCTTGTTTGATGTTGCTATTGGCATGATCAACGCGCCCCATATGTTCACAGAGAAAGCAGCGTAAATTAATTCGCTAAAAGGCAAATTAACACTTGACAACCAAGGTGCCTTGGTGTATAACTGCAGTATAGACAGAAACAAAACGAGGTAATATAATGTTTGATTCGAATGTACAATTCACAGATGTAGACGCAGAAACAATCGCAATGGAAGATGTTGTATTCACAGATGTAGATGCTGACACACTTGCTATGAGACACTTCGACGAACTCCGTGATGAACTCAACATGGACAGCACTTGGAGCATTTGGGATGGTGGCTGTATGTCTGCTGATAAGATGTTGTTAGGCAATAAGCAGTACCGTGTAGTATATACATTTGTTCGTCCTGGTTCTACACAAGACGACCTGTGGGCTGACCTGATGGATAGCGGCAAGCGTACAGAAGCAGAAGTATCAGCATTCGCAGCAAGCGGTAGTGTTCAAGACCTTTGGGCGGCTGCTAATAGCTGTATCAAGCAGAGCGGCACACATCACCATTACATCGAAAACTTTGAGCTTCAAGACGACGGCACATTGTCACTAGAAACAGGATCATAAGATATGATGAATATTTCTTCATTGCCGACACTCTATAAACGAGATTCAAAAGGCAAGGTACGAGAATGGACCGTACAGGTTGGATGGGACGACGATGATATTGCTGGTACTCGTACCATCTCTGGACTTGTTGATGGCAAGAAAGTTACTAGTGTATGGAATTTGAGTGAAGCCAAAAACGTTGGTCGATCAAATGCCACGAATAGTCACCGACAGGCACAATCCGAGGCACAAAGTGTTTGGGATATCAATATCGAAAAAGAATACTTTGATGATGTCGCCGCCGTTGATAGTTACACCAAGTTTGAGCCTATGTTGGCGGCTGATTATGCTAAACTAAAAGAGCCTCTTCAGTATACCGAGAAGAAGATTTATTCTCAGCCCAAGTTGGATGGTATTCGCTGTATCGCCCGTGCCGACGGAGTATGGTCACGCAGCGGTAAACGTATTATTAGTATTCCACATATTGAACAGGAACTTGCTCCTATCTTCGAAGAACACCCCGACTTGATTCTAGATGGCGAACTTTATAATCATGTCTACAAAGATAACTTCAACGAGATCACTAGCATGGTTCGACGGACTACCAAGTTGACCGATGAATTCTTCGAAACGACGGCAAAGCTGGTACAGTATCATGTTTATGATATGTACGACAAGCAAAATCCAGATATTGAATTCAGTGAACGCCATAAGAAAATCGTAATAATGATTGGTCATAGTAAAAAAAGTAATAAGATGGTGATTGAGGTGCCTACCGTCTTTGTAATGGACGACGACCACTGTAATTCTCTTTATGCCGACTATCTTGAAAGTGGCTGGGAAGGCCAAATGTTGCGCCGAAATAAGGTGTATGAACCAAACAAACGCAGCGGCAGTCTGCTAAAACGGAAAGAGTTTATCACTGAAGAATTCAAAGTTATTAGCGTAGAAGAAGGTCAGGGAAATTGGTCTGGCTGCGTTAAGCGGTTTGTTCTTGAAATGCCGGACGGCAGATTTGTCGGCGCTGGTGTCAAGGGTACACAGAAAAAGTTGAAGGAACTATTCGAATCAGACGAAAAACCAACATGGGCCACACTGCGTTACTTTACTCCCACACCCGATGGAATTCCTCGATTTCCAGTTGTGATCGCGTGGGGCGTTGGTGTAAGAGATTATTGAATAAATAAGAGAAAGGAGATGAACCGCCAAGTAACATCTCCTTTCACCACAATGCAAACACGGAGGTATATGCATTATGTCTAATATTTATTCTCAATACTATTATAGAATACGTGACATCGTAACAGGTCAGTATTATTCTGGTTCAAAATATGGAAAGGACGCAAATTCGTCGTTATTTTGGAAAGAAAACGGTTATTTCACTTCATCTTCGATTATTAATGATCTTATTCAAGAACATGGAACCGAAAGATTCGAAGTTTGTAAATTAATACATATGAATAATGCTCTTTCTTTTGAAACAAGATTTCTTCAAAAAATAAACGCAGCAATGAACCCATTATTTTATAACGAATCTAACAATAATTGGGGTATTGAAAATCCAGCGCAAAATCCTAAAATAATGAATCGCATAATAGAGAAAAAACTTCTTATAGGAAAAGATGGATTGAATTCATTTCAAAGAGGTAGAAAAAAACAAATAGAAACTATGGGCGAAGTGGGGAGGAAAATTTCAGCGCAAAAGGGCGTCATGACAAAACGTTTAACAGACGAAGATGGGACGACTTCAATGGAAAAAGCAAGTAAAAAATGTTCAATAACTAAAATGACGGTTGGACCCGACGGGTTAACAAATGCCGAACGATCTTCTATCAAAGGTGAAAAAACCAAATCTCAAATTCAAGAAAATGGGTTAACCATTCATCAAGCCGCGTCTCGCAAAGGTGCTCATTCAATGAGCATTTCTGAAGAAGATGGTTTATCGATTAGGCAAAAAGCAGACCAAAAACGCATTAATACTAGGAATAGTCCAGAGTGGATAGCAGATAACACTTATATTTGTAGTTGTTGTAATAAAGAAATTTTAGGTAAGGGAAATCTAAGACAACATGAAAACAAATGCTGGGGCGTTGGAGAAAGAAATGATTAATATGTGATTTAGTGCTTGACATCTAAGGCGCCTTGGTGTATATTATATGTATAGCAACAGAGAAAAGAGAATCACTATGAAAATCATCGTACAACACGCCGACTTCGACAATCAAACAGGCACAGTTCTTGGTTACACACCAGTAGCAGAAGTTGCTATCCCCGTAGAAATCTCAGCATTCGGCACCCAAACAGAGTGCCTTGAATATGCTTATCGTTGGACAAACAATGTAATGGGTTCTTGGTCAATCAAAGAAGAGTATTTACCTACTCGCAAAGGTGAGCCAGCCCACAACGGCGACTACAATGAGAATGTTACCGTTCTTCGCCAGCGTCCAGACGGCATGGGTCAGCGTAGTTCAATGATGAATGACCGCTTCGTTGCTGATGGCGTTGTCTACAAAGTCGCAGTTATGGGTTTCAAAAAAGTAGAAATGGAGACTGTATAAACATGATAGAACTCCAAGCACTAACAGCATACGCATACGCAACTGCGGCTCACGCTGCTGTTGGTCAACGGCGTAAGTACACGGACGAGCCGTACATTGTACACCCTGCTCGTGTCGCAGTAACCGTTTCAAAGTGTGGCGGTACGGATGATATGATTTCTGCTGCATACTTGCACGATGTTGTTGAAGATACTGGCGTAAGCATAGAAGACATACAAGATATGTTTGGTCCAGATGTAGCACTTATTGTTGATGGTCTTACTGATGTTAGTGTGCCTGAAGACGGCAATCGTGCAGTACGTAAAGCAATGGACAGAGAGCATAGCGCGGAGGCAACATACGAGGCCCAGTTCGTTAAGTGTGCCGACATCATAGACAACGCAGGTGACATTGGTGCCAATGATCCTAGCTTCAATGTATTATACCGCAAAGAGATGGCTATGCTGCTTGATGTAATGGACAAAGTTAAAGATACTCCAATCTATACGGCAGCAGTAAAGGCGGTACAATAATGTTTGCTATAGAACGAACATGGATGGTAAGCGCAGATACTAATTTCCTAGGTTACGAATATGCTATGGATGAAACACAAGTAATTTCTAAATCCATTGTAAAATACGGTGCTCCTGAAAAATGGAGCGTCGACCAATATACTATTACAAAAATTAAATGGGCAGAAGAAGGAGAATTAGAATGATCGACACTTTTAAGGATATCGAAACACTACAGAATGTTCTTGTAGCATTGGATGAGGGTGCCAGTGACGAGAAGCGGGCAGCACTTCATAGCCTGCGCAAAATGCTCAAAGCAAAAGTTCGCGAGGTAGAGGACTTCGAGAATGAACTGGAAACTATGTTCTGATGATAATTGATTGGAATGTTCCAATTATTGCGGCCGAGGTGGATAAAATCGCCTGGGCCGAATCTGACCCACGCATGGATGGTTATGCCAAGTGGAAATGTAAGAAAGATTTATACGAACTGTATTGGTACATTGAAGCAAAACTCGCCAAATGTAGCGCATACGAACCAGAAACACGGTTGCTAGAACAGCGCCGTGAAAACCTTATCATCAACAAACTTGAAGGAAATACAAGTGAAAATTAATGAAATCGAATCCACCACAATCGGCGCGACGATTGGCGCACTTGCCGAAATTCTACAAGATTACAATCATCCAAAATTTGATGCAGCATTACAGATGGTAGAGGACTGGGGCGATGATATTACCTCAGTTGATACTGAAATTATTTTTCAAAATAGTGAATTATTTGCTTGACAAGTAAGGCGCCTTGGTGTATATTATACGTATAGACACAAGAAGGAGAATCACAGATGAGTAATTATAGTGGACTAGACACACGGTCGATTGCCCAGTGGCAAGCACAAAACGATGATCCAAATTACAATCCAATTCCTGAGCCAAATGGCTTTAAAGAAACGGCAGGTAGTTTTGTGCTGTTTTTCTTCTTTATTATTTTTCCATTATATCTAGGCTGGCAGTTTAGCAAATGGATTATTCGCCACTCTGGTGGATACCTTACCGGAATTATATTCTTCTATTATCATTTCTGGGCACTGTGTTATTTTTGGGAGGCAGAAGATATAAGAAATTATATCATCCCGAATAGCCACAAGTTAGAGATTGGTCCAATCTTTATCTTTGATCCAATTTTCGCTGTAGTAGACTCCTTTTGGGATATGATGGTATATCTAATTTCTCATTCCTATCTGCCTAAGATGATATCTGAATTTGTTATTGCTCACGCTACCTTTGGAAAAATTTATCTAGCAGTGACCCTGATATTATTCGTGTACACACTTGTGCGCTGGGCACTCAAATCGCCAGAGAAAAAAGAAATAATTTCTGCCAAGAATGAGGCAGACAAGGAGAAATACCACTCGGTGACCAGAACGTTATTGCTTAACCCGTTTATTTGGTTCTATCTTTCATATAAGCTAGCGGCACCATCAAAGAGCTAACCTAAACTATTTTATAATCAATTGAAAGCGCAGCATTATTTGTTGCGCTTTTTGCTTGACATTCAATGCGCCTTGGTGTATAACTGCAGTATAGAAACAAAGAAAGAGAATCACAATGATTAATGCCCCAGCAGTCGCTCGTTATATGAGCGAATTATCGCATAGCACTAGCAGCAATGGCAACTACGAACTTGCGAATGTGTTGTGCCGTATCTCAGACGACCTAGAATCAGTTGGTCTTCCCTTTGGTAAAAAGTGGAAAGACTTCAGCGAATTTGAGCGTAAGTTTATCCTATCTTGTAAAAAAGATATGGAAACTGTATACACTAATCATAAAGTTTAATAAAGGAATATAAGAATGAAAAAAATTATCGTAACAGACTGTGACGGCGTTCTCTTGAATTGGGAATACGCCTTTTGCTGCTATATGGAACAGCACGGTTATACTCAAATCGAAAATGGTAACATGGAGTATAACATCGGTAAACGATTTGGTATTAGTCTAGACGAGGCTATTGCGAAGGTTATTATCTTTAACGAGAGCGCTGCGATGGGCTTTTTGCCAGCATTGCGTGACGCCCGTTATTATGTAAAACGGCTACACGAGGAGCATGGTTATGTGTTTCATTGTGTGACTAGTATGAGCCTTGATCCAAATGCCAAAAAACTACGGCAGATGAACCTAGACAAACTGTTTGGTGTCACCGCGTTTCCGGTATTGGAATGCTTGGACACTGGTGCTGATAAAGAAGAGGCACTTGAGAAATATCGTGATACAGGTTACTACTGGATTGAAGATAAGTTTTCCAACGCTGTCGCAGGACAGGCTGTGGGCATGAACCCTATTCTGATCGAACATGGCTGGAATATGAGTGAAGTAGTACCAGATGGTATGAAAAAAGTTACAACCTGGAAAGAGTTGTATAATCATATTGTATTCGAGGGATAATCATGAGTAACCTCGAAATGATAAAGCGCACATCACGGAATGCTGAAAGTGATGAATGCTATACGCCATCTGACCAAGTAATTCCTCTATTGGAATATCTTGACAAAGACAAGACCTACTATGAGGCAACCAGTGGAATTTCGTCTAATGTACTTGACGGGTTCCACAAGCACGGCTATAATATGGTGGGCAGCAACGGCAAAGATTTCTTTGAGTGTACCAGCGAGGATGTACATGACGGGATCATCACAAATCCACCATACAGTCTAAAGGATAAATTTATTGCGCATTGCTATTCATTGAAAAAACCATTTGCGTTATTCCTACCTGTAGCATCATTCCAAGGTGGCAAACGTGGGCAGATGTTTATGGATTATGGTATGTCTACATTGGTGTACAATAACCGAGTGGACTTTACCGGCGGTGGAGCACCGCACTTTGGTAATGCGTGGTTTATGTGGGGAATATTGCCGCCGAATACGGTATACTGGGCTAACAACCCAAAGAGTCGAGGGAAGCGAAAGAGTTAAAAATGTAGACAACCAGGGCGCAGGTGGCTGAAGACGATTTCTTAAATTATTCGTCGTCGTAGAGATTGAGTACTTCGATCACGGCGTGATGTCTTTCAACATCTTGCCTGTCAAAGTGTACACACCCGATAGATCGGGAATTTTTATTAGAAATTCTGATTGTGAAATCTTTCAAACCATTGCCATCGAAGCCTCGATCATGCTGTGCTAGGTCACCGGTTACAACTATTTTAGATCCAGTGCCAATGCGAGTTAGAAGCATTTTCATTTGTTCTGGTGTTGCGTTCTGCATCTCGTCAGCGACGATCCAGCACTCCTTGAATGTTCTACCACGCATATACGCAAGTGGTGCTATTTCAAGTTCTTTGTTTTCGATCATTTGCTCTACACGTTTCACACCGTAGTGCTCTTCGAGAAGATCGAATACAGGGCGGGTCCACGGAGCCATTTTTTGCTCAAGTGTTCCCGGTAGGAAACCATGTTGTTCGTCCACACTCACTGCTGGACGAGTTATCACAATTTTCTTAACAATGCCTTCGTCGAACTGTTTGATACCCATTTGAACAGCAAGCATTGTTTTACCGGTGCCTGCTGGACCAGTAGCGAATACTATGCTTTTGTTGGAATCTGAGAGAAGATCGATATAATCTTCTTGGTGAACATTTCTAGGCAGAATAGTTATTTTTTTGGTTTTATTCTGATAGTTCTTAAATTCAACAACTGAATTGTCAAATCCACGCTTTTTGTCTTTATCTTTTGTTTTTCTTGCACGTTTGGTCAATATATTTACTCCAAGGTTGTGTTATTGTTTGCGCCCTAGTCGTCGTACACTAATACTTATCAGGCCTGGACGAAAAAGCGCAGAAACGGCTCCAGAATTAGAAAGAGTAACCGCAGTGATAAATACTTGTATAACGAAGGAAGACACCACATGAGCGTAGAACTCCAGCAAATCAAAGACGCATTAGACAGCATCGTAGACTCCAGCAGTAACCTAGATGTTCTGATGGAATTCGAAGAGGTCCTTGATGCTCTGCACGTATACAGTTACGCAAACTGGGCAGATGGCGAAATTTTGGCTGGTCCAGAAGTGACACGTTATTGGATCACGGTGTCTCTGCTTTATCCGTATAAGAAGATGCCTGACCCAGATGGAGCATTGCGCTTAATCAAGCATGGAGCGCGGGTGTTCTTTTATCAGGACGAATTAGAAGAAGGTATTAAAATTACGAAGCCAGAAGATTTGGGTCCAGCTGATCCAAAAACAGGTCGACGTAAACCCAAGATGAAGAAATCAAAAGTGTGGGTCGTAGTTATCGAAATGCCAAGAGAATTTGTTGACGAATTTGAAAGTGACAAGATCACTATCAACGGCGTAGACATTGACATGAGCGAAGTAGACGGCGCATATGATTCAGACCAGGACAACGATATTGCTCCTGACAAAAACGAAATAATGGACGAGTTAGAATGACAGTAAAATATGGTGAGATGGAAAATCTCGTAACCCCAGTTATTAGCATTGATCAATATACGCCAAAAATCGGCGAAGAGAATGAGAATGTGGTATTAGCATTCGAAGTTTCTTTCGAGCGTTCAGCAAAGGATTTAAGCAATCTTATTGAGACAGACGTAGTTGAAAATCTAGACGTTGATATCAGCACTGGTCCAGATGAGGACGGCAAGTATCTTGTGTTTGTAGAATTTGAACGCAATGAAGAATTAAATGAAAAGATTGCTGGAATTGTCAGAACAGTAAGTAATGTTACTGGTATTACAGAATGGAAATTCAACTACTTCAAGGGCAACGAGACAGTCGACCTAACTGAGGAAAATCTAGAAGAATTTATCATTACAGACAAAGACGAATATGTAATGAGAAACAATGCTGAAACAACAAACGAAGCCATAAATCGCATTAGGCATCTTGCTGGCATCTGATGCTATCTGAAACAGATTGCCAAACATGTCGGATTGAAATAAGCACCGATGGAATATCAGTAGACAGTAGTACTGGTAATCTTTACTTAGAAGCCGGCATATTGATAACAGTAGTATCAGTGTTATATGTTGGAAAGAAATTAGTGGATAAATATTTAAAATGAGACTTGCGGGAATATTATTATGTGTTATACTAGTGTTACTAGGAATAGGTTACTGGTACTATAGTTCAAGTCAGGCAAAAATATCAGCCCTTACCTTTAATAACGCCAAGCTAGAAACAGCTATTCAACTCAGTGAACAGGCAGTTACTAGCCTAAAAGAAGACCAGAAAAAAATAAATGAAGAACTCGCCCAAGTAAACACGGAATTTGCTACCATTCGTAGACAAAATAGCGTGTTAGAAGACAAACTAAGAGATCATGATATCGGATTATTGGGCGAAGCAAAGCCAGCACTAGTTGAAAGAATCATTGATCGTGCGAGTGCTAAGGCGCTAAGATGCTTTGAGTTACTATCAGGTGCGGAACTTACAACAACAGAAAGAGATGCTAAAAATGAAAATGCGTTCAACAGTGAATGTCCTTACCTTTACAATGACCTCGTTATTTCTAATGGGTTGCAGCCTTAATCAACCAAAATTATTAGAAGTTAGTGCTAGTCCTATTGATAAGCCAGAACTTGTATTGCCTATGGCACAAGAACTCAACTTGCGTGATGTTGATTGGGTTGTTGTAACCGCTGACAATGTAGAACAAGTGTTAGCCGATATTGAAAAGTCGGGCCGACCTGTTGTATTATTTGCGCTAACGGACGAAGGATATGAAAATATCAGTCTCAATCTAAGTGATCTTAGGGCATACATTCAGCAACAGCAAGCAATCATGGCAGCATACGACCGCTACTATAAGGATGCGGAAGATACACTAGACGAATACAATCAAACAGTGAATTAATGACAGATCCATACAGTATGCTCGGAGTAACTCCTGGCGCAAGTGAGGCGGAGATAAAATCTGCTTATCGTAAGTTGGTAAAGGAACATCATCCTGACACCGGCGGCGACGGCGAGAGGTTTGCCCAGATCAATGCTGCGTATGACACTATCAAAAGCGCAGATGCCAGATCAGAATTTCAGCAAGCACAAACTCATCAAGCACATCGACAAGCACATCATGCTGGATTCAAATTTGAAGATATGTTCTCTCATCAGTTTGGCAGAACACCACGCAACAGAGATGTGAGTGTTACAGTATATGCCGATCTAGAAGATGTGTATCATCGTTCATCAAAAACAATCAGTATTAATCTAGGTAACGGCAATACTCGCCAAGTAGAAATAACTATTCCGAAAGGAGCAACACACGATGCCAAAGTTAGATTCGCGGGCTTTGGCGACAATACCAGACCTGGACAAGCAGGTAACTTATTCGTTACATTTAAGATTAATGCACATCCTGAATACAAAGTTTCAGAATATGACTTGACAAAAGTGTTAAGTATTAGTATACTAGAAGCAATGGTAGGCACAGAGCGAACCATACACACACTTGATAACAGAACCCTAAAACTACATATTAAACCTGGCACACAAAGTGGTACAAGATTACGAATACCAGATAGTGGACTAGCGCATCAATCTAATACTAAAGGAAATCTATATGTGGAAATACATGTAACTATTCCAGCGTTAACCACAGAAGACTTAGACAAGCCACTAAAAGATTTAATTTAGTATTGACAAACATGAAATTATACAGTATAGTATAAGAACAACTTACTTAAATAAGCAAAGAGAATTATAATGTCCAAAAACGCCAGAATTAACCAATTAGTAGAAGAGCTTTTCGAACTGACACGCGGATATAAACACGAATACGTAACACTTGAGCATCTATTGCTTGTGTTGATCCGTGACGAAGAAATCGAAGACTTGCTGATTGACTTAGAAAAAGATCCAAGAGTTATTTTAGAAAACGTCGAACTCTTTTTAGAAAAAGAAATTGACAAAATGGATGGTGATTCAAATAACATTCAGCCAAAGAAAACAGCAATGCTAGAACGAGTATTCCAACGAGCACTCACTCAGGCAATGTTTAGCGGTAGACACGATTTGACACCACTTGACATCTTCCTTAGTATTCTATCAGAGGAAAATACTCCTGCGCTACATTTTCTTGATGGTATTACCCGTGACCAAGCAGTTAATCTATCACAGTCGATGGATGATTTCGATACTCCTGGTACCAGTGTTGACCACAAGCCAAACAAACAAGACAGGATTCTGAACAAATATTGTGACAATCTGAATGAGCTTGCTTTTCATGGCAAAATTGATCCAATCATCGGTCGTGAGCCAGAACTGGAAGCACTTGTACAGACTATTGCCCGCCGTAAGAAAAACAATGTTATTCTGGTTGGCGAAAGTGGAGTTGGTAAAACAGCAATCGCCGAAGGTCTTGCCTGTCTTATCAATGAAGATCGTGTTCCTGAAGTTATCGCACATAACACAATCTATAGCCTAGACATCGGCGCACTGCTTGCTGGTACCAAATTCAGAGGTGACTTCGAAGAGCGTCTTAAAGAAGTATTGGATGCTCTTGAAACACGCGGCGATGCTATCTTGTTTATTGATGAAATTCATATGATCATGGGAGCCGGTAGTGCTGGAAGTGGCGGCATGGATATTGCTAATCTACTAAAGCCTGCGTTACAAAAGGGCAATCTGCGCTGTATCGGTTCAACAACATATGAAGAATACAGAGAAAAGTTTGAAAAAGATAAGGCTCTTAATCGTCGCTTCCATAAAGTGGACATCGCTGAGCCAAGTGTAGAAGATGCCAAGCGCATTGTCCGAGCAACTATTCCCGCATATGAATTGTTTCACGAACTAGTATTCGAGAAACAAGCCATGGACGGTGCTGTTGACCTTACTCACCAATATTGGCATAACAGACAGTTGCCAGACAAAGCATTTGATGTATTAGATGCCGCCGCTGCTCGTCAACAGTTACTACCACAAGAGGATCGTAAAAGCATTATTAGTCTGGATGAAGTACGATACGAAGTCGCAAAAATGACCCGTATTCCAGTTGATCAACTTGTACTGACCAAGGACAGCGAATACAAAAAAGAAAAGCCTGTTGATATCGAGGCAGTTGTTAAGAAGAAAGTATTTGGCCAAGATGATGCCATTACTAGACTTGCCGACAGCATTTATATCGCCAAAGCAGGACTTAAAGATCCACAAAAGCCTGTTGGTTGTTACCTGTTTACTGGACCTACTGGTGTTGGTAAAACTGAAACTGCTAAGCAACTTAGTGAAGCAATGAGTATGGAACTTGTTCGCTTTGATATGAGTGAATACCAAGAGAGCCATAGTGTTGCTAAACTAATCGGTGCTCCTCCTGGCTATGTTGGATACGGCAGTGGTGGTCAAGGATCTGGTCTATTGGTTAATAAACTGGAAGAACATCCCAACTGTATTCTATTGTTTGATGAAATCGAAAAAGCTCACCCAGATATCAGTAATGTATTACTCGCATTAATGGATAATGGAATGATTGCCAACAGTGAAGGTAAAAGTGTTAGTGCTCGTAATGCTATTCTTATCCTAACCAGTAATCTTGGCGCCCGTGATGCCGAGAAGAATATGATTGGCTTTGGTGATAATACAAACACAAGCGCAAGCGATGATGCGGTAAAGCGTTACTTTAGCCCTGAATTCCGCAATCGGTTGGATGCTACGGTGAAATTCGACAAGTTGGATAAAACACTTATGAAGCGGGTTACCAAGAAGTTTATGGGTGATTTGTCGGATATGCTAAAGCCTCGCAGTATCAAACTGGCGTATAGTGCTAAAGTATTGACATGGCTCACCGATAATGGCTTTACGGAAACAATGGGAGCTAGACCAATGGCAAGATTGATTAACGAACAAATCAAGAAGCCACTCGCAAAAACACTGTTGTTTGGCGATAATGTAACTAGTGTAAAGATTGAGATAGTGGATGACAAAATTGTTATTCACACAACTTAAATCAGACTCACGGTACCATGTCACATCACGGGCATGGTACCGAAACTACACCTATCGAATTAAGTTTGACGGAGATAACTTATTCGAGAGACTTCATATTAACAAATATGCAGCACTATTGATACAGAACCAGCATCCGTATAAATCTCGGTGGGGCGGACATAATTTCTGTATATATCTCCAAACACCCGAGGCAGTGTCCGATTTATTGAACTCGTTTGGCGGTGCTGTTATTGAAATTATGGGACCAGCGACTCCATCTCATGCGTCACTGCTGGTAAATGATGAAACCACCATATTGCGTGACAGATTATATTACGGTGAATTTAGATATAAAATTAGCATGATGAAATATCGTCGTGATATGGAAGTATTTGGCGAGGTTCATGATTTTATTTTAGATTCGTTTGATGCTAACATATACCGATGTAATAGTGCCTTACGCAGTTACAGACGATTAAACGAAATAGATTCTGCGAATGTTGGACGAAGTTTGTCCTCAATGCGGCATTGGCCAGTATTGCCATGGAGAGCTACTGGAACGGTATACTTAAAGAATTACGATGATGTATGTATGTTACATCTAATGTACAAAGAACACATTGACTCTTCCACAAAAATAATATTAATTGAAGAATTGTAATAAATACTACTATATTTAGGAGCAAATAGCAATGGCAAAATTAAATGAGAGCATGATCGTCGTAAAAGTAAGTGAACTATTAAAGGATGATTCCGAAGCAGCGCAAATTCTTGATGCGGAAACAATAAATAGTATTGAACAAGTCATCCAAGAGTTAGTTGGAGCGGGCAAATTGGTAGAAATTATAGTAGAATGAGCGCAACAAGTGTAACAATATTAACTCACATCGAAGAACTTAGTTATTCAGGTGAAAAAGTTAAAGCAGATGGGTATTACGGCCAGACTGATGGTCTACATACGGTAAGCGCAAGTTTAACAAATTTTGTTGGGCGTCTTCATCTTGAAGCCAGCCTTGCTACTGAGCCAACAGAAGGCGATTGGTTCCCGATCTATCTAACCAGCGGTAATAGTTTTAGACAGTATCCTGTTGATTTAGCCCCAAGCGGCACAAACGGACTAGGCGACACTACAGTAGAGGCATGGACATTCCGTGCTAATATCTTGTGGTTGCGGGCCCGAGTGGACCGTAGTGCGATTGTTCCAATTCCTGCGGAATATGATATATCGCTACATGGCAAGATCAACAAGATTCTCTTAAACCTATAAATACTGCATAATACCAACAGTTTATAGGAAAATTCATGCCGATATATGCCCAAAGTTCAACACTAAGAAATCTTACAATACCACTGGTAGATGTAGATCACACAACGCTGACCCAAGATCAAGTTTTACAGTACAACGCAACAACTGGTAAGTTTGAAAATCAACAACTCTCTCTTGCGAACGCCGACTTTGTATTAGGCGGTATTAGTTTAGGCACCGGCGAGAATATTTTTATTCGTGAAAATCCTGCGAATGTTTTAGAATTCAAATCAATAGTTGCTGGCGATTATGTCACATTAACTAGTACAGGTACAGAATTAACAATCACCGCAGCAGATCAGTCAATGACTGCTTCCAATTTAGCTGGCGGCGTGGAAGTGTTTTCGGGCAAGGTAGTTGATGAATTTCAATTCCGCACTCTATTTACTGGCACAAATAATATCAATCTCACTGTATCGCAAAACGGTGACAAAATTGAATTCGTTAATACAGCAGAAATCAACACAGCTAGTAATGTAGGCGCAGGCGAAGCTGTATTTGTTCAAAAAACTGACTATGACTTAGAATTCCGCAGTTTAACTACTGGTACAAATAATATCAATCTCACCGTAGCAACTGACAATAATGAGATTAAATTCGTCAATACAGCAGAAATTAACACAGCTAGTAATGTAGGCGCAGGCGAAGCTGTATTTGTTCAAAAAACTGACTATGACTTAGAATTTCGCAGTTTAACTACTGGCACAAATAATATCAATCTTACTGTAACAACTGACAACAACGAGATTGAATTCGTTAATACAGCAGAAATTAACACAGCTAGTAATGTAGGTACTGGCGAAGCTGTATTTGCGCAGAAAACTGACTATGACTTAGAATTCCGCAGCTTGACTACTGGCACAAATAATATCAATCTTACTGTAACAACTGACAACAACGAGATTGAATTCGTTAATACAGCAGAAATTAACACAGCTAGTAACTTAGGTGCGGGCGAAGCTGTATTTGTTCAAAAAACTGACTATGACTTAGAATTCCGCAGCTTGACTACAGCAACAGGCAATATCAATCTTACTGTAACAACTGACAATAATGAGATTAAATTTCTCAATACAGCAGAAATTAACACAGCTAGTAACTTGGGCGCAGGTGAAGCTGTATTTGCGCAGAAAACTGACTATGACTTAGAATTCAAATCAATAGTTGCTGGTAGAGGCGTAACACTTACCAGTACAGCAGATACCATTACTGTTGATTCCGCACCTGAACTAGTGACAATCGTACAGGGGGTGCCTGACTTATTAACTCCTCAACTCGGTGACTTGATCACATATGATATTGTTACTGGAAAATATAAATTATTCGAAACGACCGATGAGCTAATTCTTGGTACAGTAGCCGAGATTATCGCACCTGATACCTTTAAAATTAATCCAGCCGGTGAGTTGATTGACACAGTAATCGCAGGAACAGGACCATATTATTATTTCGACAATAACAATCCTGGCAAAGTAACAGACACACTACCGACACTGAGCGAACGCAGGATTCCAGTATTCTTTAAGTTAAGCGGTACTCAGGCGATTTATTTTGATGGCGGCTCTAACGGTGGATCAGGGTCATCCGAAGATAGTGTATTCAGCCAAGGTACGCTCACAGTGGAAAATGGCGCGAGTACCTTCGCATCTTATAAACTTCATGTATTGTATAACACAACAACAGATAATACTCCGACGGAACTATTCTCCGATGGTGCTAGTACACGCATTACATTGACCGACGATACCACAATGATGTTTGAAGCAGATATTGTTGGTAGAGAAAGTACTGGCACAGATCATTGTGCCTTTAGATTACAGGGTGTTATTGACAAGACCAACGCAACCACGGTAGTAATCAACACAGTCAACGAAACAGTAGTGGCACAAACAGACGCTACATGGGTAGTATCCGTTACAGCAGATGATATCAATGATGCTATTGCCGTTACGGTGACTGGTAATAATGATACAATTCGCTGGACAGGCTTTGTCAAAACCGTAGTCATCACACATTAATTTGATAAATAAGTATATGCGTGCATAACGCAAACCCATTATTAGGAGAAAATAAAATGGTAACTACAACAGCAACAAATCGTGCAGGCAATGGCCTTGGCGGAAAAACAATGGTCGTAACTTTCGCAGTTGGCGGCGGAGCAATCACACAGGCACAACTAGACGGCTTTCTTGCCGGTGTAACTTCTGGTGCATCTTTGGTAACTGGCGACACAACACCTGACGCATTCACAGTAGCAGGTATTGCTGCGTTTGAAGCAGACGTTTCTACATCTGTTCTCGTAGCACTTCAAGGCACAGGCGCTCCATCAGTTGTAACTGGTGATTACTTTGCTGCCGCAACTGTAGAACTTACAGCAACATTTGAAGAGTAAACTTAACTCATAGTTAAAGCATCAAAGGGTCCATTGGACCCTTTTTTGTTGCCTAAATCCAACTAAATACTGTTAGCATGTGAGAGTGCTTGGAGGTAACCTAATGGCAGATAAGTACGACGACGATGAATGGAATGACGAGCCCGTAGCAAAAAGTAGTAGTGCTAAGAACGATGATTACGATGCTGGCACAGTAATCACAATGAATGAAAATGGCACTACAAAAAAAGTTAAACTAGACCTGGAAATCGATACTACTACCAAGGATCTAGGACCAAACCCGTTTGTTAAATGGATACATTTGGCAAAAGCAATTGATAGCTGGAGAATTTTTCCAAGAGCCTTTATTACTGTTTATATTATTTTGTTATATAAAGTAGTAATATGGTTTATGACATTGCCTGATCCAAACATGGAACAAAGCGGACTAGTAAGTATAGTTGTTGGAGCAGGCGCAGCTTGGTTCGGTCTATATGTAGGGTCAAGCCGAAGAAATAAATAACATAAGATTGAGGAAACACAGTGCAAGATTTTTATATCCTTCAGAGAGTAGAGCAACCGATAGATGCGTTGGGGGCTCGTAAATGGTACCAAACAGTTGAAATGCTAGCACCCAGCGGTATTCTCGCAGGAGATGATGATACTGATTTGTTAATGTTGGGAATGCAAGAAGAAGATTATTTGTATATCCTACCATTAACAAGACATCTGGAATCACACGAGGCTGAACGTATTGTCGAAGGATATATGCGAGTAACAGAGCATGATTTCTCTATTGAAGCAAGCAATGTATATCGTGCTGATGCCGACTTTGGTCATCCGTTTGAATATGACATTCGCATGGACGAAGGTGCTAGAGAAATAATCCACCAGGATCTAGCAAGACATCACCATAATATCTGGATAACAGAACAACAAAACAAGGGATGGCGTTACGGATTAAATTTAGATTTGACTGAACATACACATCCTGCGATGAGACCATGGGACGATCTACCAGAAAGTTATCGCCGTGTACGAGCAGTAGAAGATAAAGAACTACTGGATCATTACGCAAAAAATAAATCTAAATTTTAACTCTTTTTTAATTTAATGCTTGACAACCAATATGCCTTAGTGTATATTATATGTATAGCAACAGAGAAAAGAGAATCATCATGTTTAATCAATTCATAGTAGTAAAGAATTTCAAAGTAGACCAGTTCGACGTAGAGGTGTCATGGGCGTATGAAAACGAATCAGTTCGTGATCTTCATGATGAAACTGAAGAAGATTTTGTCGAGATGGAACGCCGCCTAGAAGCAGGCATCGACACTCACTATATGGTAGTGACCCGAGTATCATACGACGACAACCTTATGGGCTTGTCTAGCCTAGGTTCGTGCTATGCTCTTGATTGTTCAGCAGAAGAAGATATCAACAACGGCATCGGCGGTTACCTAGCAGATATGGTAGAAGAAGCCGTTGACGAGGCTCGTGGCGAAGCGGTCGCAATGATTGATCGCTTGAAAGCAGATTTCTTATCTTAATACATCGCTCACCCAACTAGAAAAACTAATAGAAAGAAATAACAATGATTAATGTTTTAGTATGCGGACCAGGAGACAATAAAAATTCGCCAGCCGGCGCAATGTCTGTCGCCGATATCGCCTTTAAGCCCGCGAGTGCTGGCGGACATGGTCCACGATTTTATTGCCCATTTCAGTGACCCAGTATCCGTTGGCAGCTTGGTCACCGAAATACACATGAAGCAGATGATAGAAGTAGCAGATATCACCGCGTGTTTTGATGACCAACCCGAAAACTCTGGGTTTTAGGTAAATTAACACTTGACAACCAAGATGCCTTGGTGTATATTATACGTATAGCAACAAAGAAAGCGAATCAATATGTCAACTCAACTGCGTAATGTTCCAAACTGTGAGGCACAGAATCAATTGACTCAGACACGTTTCTGGGGTGGCAAGGATCGTTTGTCCTGTATACAGATAACACAAAAGCGTGACAGCGACAAACCGTTGTCCACATCTGCCCGTTTCTTCGATAGCCTACAGTTGACTAAAGAGCAGGCTCGTAACTTGGCAGCAGAGTTGATGTTGTTCGCAGAAGGTTGCGAAGTAGAAGAAATGACATGATGTTTGATAATGATATCCGTCGAGTGGGCTTCGCATGTAAGTATATGCACAATGACCAATCACTCAAGAAAAAATTACTAGAAGAAATCCAACGTCCATTCAACGGTCGATCTACCACGGTACAATGGCTTAATCGCCAGGATCGTGCTGTTGCCGAAGAACGCCTGTGGGATATTATGGTACATAATATCTCTAGTCTTGGCAATCTGATTGGTTATGTTGGCAGCTTAGCACCACAACTTCGCATGGTCCGATTGGGCAGCGAAGTTTTTCCAGTCTATACTCACCCTGATTGGCGTGACTTTTGGCGCCAGTCTCATGTGGTTGATTACTGTGAACGAGAACTAGCAAAGGTTGGCGAGAAAGCAAGACAACTAGATGTTCGGCTATCTATGCACCCAGGTCAGTTTGTCGTCCTAGCAAGTGATACACCATCCATCGTAGAAAGTAGCATTGAGGAGTTTGAATATCACACGGATATCATCAGGTACATGGGTTACGGTAAGAAGTGGCAAGACTTCAAGTGTAACGTCCACATCTCGGGCCGACAAGGTCCAGCCGGTATCAAAGCAGCGCTTCAACGATTGTCACCAGAAGCACGAAACTGTATCACTATTGAAAACGACGAAAACAAGTGGGGAATTAGTGACAGCCTCGAGTTGGCTAAAGACGTGGCGCTTGTGCTAGATATTCATCACCATGTTTGCCGCGAAGCCGAATATATTATGCCAGATGATGACCGTGTTAAGCGTGTGATTGACAGTTGGCGTGGTGTTCGACCAGCTATACACTATAGTCAGAGCAGAGAAGAGCATTTGCCAGATCAAGACCCTAACACAGCTCCAGACTTCAAACATCTTTATGAAAATGGATACAAAAAAGGCAAGCTACGAGCACACAGTGACTATATGTGGAATAAAGCAGTAAATGAATGGGCAGGCAGTTTTCGTGAAATCGCGGACATAATGTGCGAATCAAAATGTAAAAATCTAGCAAGTATTCCATTCGAAGAGGAAACACAATGAACATTAAACACCACCCAATTTTTGACACAGCAAGAGCAGAAAAACTCTACAGTGAAAAGGATGGAGTGTCAGTAAAGTATGTCTGCACTTCTGCACCGAATGAACATGCTGATTATGCGGCAGACATCTTCTATCGTGAGACACCGCATCCCGAGTTTGGCAATCGCTACTTTGGATTGTATAATGCAAACAACTATGGTGGCGTTCGTGGTGGTATTATGATCACCGATGCGGATATGATTGAAACACTTGAGTTTGGTATGCTTGAAGGTCCTAATGGTTGGGAGTATTCACAGCATAGACATGACTATCGACACGTTGGCGATTGCGCAGTAGATGGTGGTAGATCATACTTCAAACGTGCTGGAGACTTGAGTGTTCCCTGTAAGGTTATGAAAATCGTTGATGGTGAGTTTGTAGAAGACACCCGATGAGAACCCCGCATGACTATGACTTTGACTCTGATATTGTAGACCCAACTACTGGCGAATTGTCACGCGAATTCGTTTTCGATAAGAGTAACGATAGAAAATTCGAGTGTGCTCCAAAATATACTTCCAGCTTTGAAATATTTTGTTTATGTAATCCTGAACTAACAGCTGGACAGTGTAATGTAATCTGGCAGTATTATCGGCAACTCTTTATTCAGGCAAAATTAGCAAAAACAATGCTGACGCCATTCAGGACAAGTCTTAGTGAATTTATAGGCGGCGATGTATCTCATACTAAAAGAACTATTATTGAGGGCATTAAACTGTCTAGATATCTCGAATTGATGTATCGGGTGGATACCAGTGTTCAACGCATTAATGGGGATATGACACCACGAGAGATGGAACGAAAAGCAGACCATTTGTTGGGGATTCTTCCTTATAACAACTACGTTAGTTATTTTAATAACTCTGTGATGGATCTTGGCAAAGATGTTAAGCCAAATCATTCATTAGACGATAACAATATGGCAGATTATACTACCAGATTTGATTCAAGTCATTACGCAAATAGAAAAATTGTTGTGAAAAATGAATTCAGTTATTCACATAAACTGGTACATTGCTTTATTTGTAGTAGCGAAATAGGAGCCGTCCAGATAACAGTCGAACGAAAACATAGTCCGTTTCTACAACAGTTTTCCCGAATGATTAATGAAGGTGTAGAAATTAATGTTGTTAAATCCAAGATGGGGATAAACATCATCGGCGAGAGTTCTCATCTACATGTCAAGAATTTCTTCCTTGAATAGTGATAAATACTGTTATGCTCAATAGAGTTTATGGGGACACCACCCCGTAGCGGCTTGAACCCGCATAGGACTTCTTGAAGGAGAAAACAAATGGGTAGACCATTAAACAAAAGATATTTCGGCCCACCAACGGATGCTGGAAACGAGATTAGAGTAACATTCTGGAACGGCTTCGCTAGTGTACAAGGCTGGATTATAAAGCAAACAGGCAGTAAAAAATTCCTCTGTACAGACGGCACAAATGAGTTTGAATGCATGTTGTCAAACAAAGACGGCGCAGTTGCCGCTTCGCATCCAAACGCACCAGAAGATGCTGCGATAGGCGAAATGACAATAACAATTCTCACCGATGCGCAAAACGCTGTACAAGTTGAAAAGATTTCAGCTCATAAAGTACGAGCCGACGACGGTGAAATGTATCCTTGGACATTCGAGGCAAGTAATTTTGACGGTGCGGCCCAGACTGAAGAAGCGGGCGGCGCAGAAATTGGCTTAATAGATGCATTACCCGCGCGTGAATACGAAATTGTATCACTAGGAGATACTGAGTGGAAATTTTATGATCTGAGCGGCGACAACAGTCCGTATTCAGTCGGAGATACATTTGTTATGAAGAACGCAATCGTAGTAGGCACAGGTACTGTACGTCTAGCAGGAACTGTCCTAGTCGGCAATGGCATGCAGGAAGTGCCGGGCGGCGAACTATAATAAGAAACGACAATACAACAAACTTCATCCCTGGTAAACGTATAAATATTAATAATATTATAGAGTTTTATCAGGGATTTTTTGTGGATGCTAATCGAAGAAATTATATCAGAAGTTTCAAAAGAAGAATTCGATGCTATCCAAAATGGATACGTTGATATCGAGTTTGATAAGAAATGGTGGCCATTGGATGATGATTATCCTCTCATTAAGCATGTAGGCAATGCCATTGGCGCCACTAGCTGGACCAGTTGGGGCAAAGTAGGCGTTCCGTGGTCAGGTACAGAAATGATAGGTGGTGGCGGCACATATATGCTAAAGGGTGACTTTGGACATATACTATTAGATGCGGCAGCAAGCTATCGTCCAAATAAAATCCTAATGTCACAAATATCTACCTCCGAGCGTGGTGGTGGCACTGGTTCTAAAGTAATGAATGCCATCAAGCAATATGTAGACCAAAAGAATTTACCACTTACAATATATAAAGTCACTAATAAGGAATTCTTTAATAAATTCCCGTGGTTAGAACAGACAGCACAAGATGTATGGGAATATAACAATGAAAATTAATGAAGTAATCGAAGCAAAGAAGACCAAAACAAGGCTGGATCCTAGCTGTCAAGACGGATATAAAATCGGAGAGCCGAAAACCAAAATGAACAGTAAGGGCGACACTCGTGTTAATAACTGTGTCGCTGAAGAAGAGATTGTACTAGAAGACGACCAATGCTTCCACGAGGAGTTTGGATATTTGGGCTACAGCGAAGATGAAAATGATTTATTTGAAGCGGAATATCGCGGACGCACTGTAAAATTAAATAAGCCTATTTCCACCGGAAAAGACGAATCGAAGAAATTCAAAGTATATGTCAAAGATGGTGACAAGGTCAAGATGGTCAGATTTGGACATCAGGGCAAGGGTAATGAAAAGACTATGAGAATCCGCAAAGATAATCCTGCTGCTCGGAAAAGTTTTCGAGCCAGACACAACTGCGAGAACCCAGGACCCAAAACAGCCGCGCGTTATTGGTCATGTAAGAAGTGGTAACACACTAATGCCTAATTGTCAAGTAGAATCTTTCTCTACTTGACTTTTTTCTTACAGTTATCGTTATGATATCTTGTCATACCGGAAACACCACCTGTCTTCTTACAGTGGGGGCATGTAACTTTTTCTTGTGGTTTTCCCATCAGCCCCTCAGATATTTTTCTTGAGTGTTCTTCGGATTGTGGTTTACCCTTGCTCGCCTCAGATAATTTTCTTCTGTGTTCTTCGGAAGGAGTTTTTCCCTTCTTCGCCTCGGACTGTTTTCTTTTGGCTTCTTCGGAATGAGTTTTTCCATACATGGGATGATTTTTTCCCTTCTTCGCCTCAGACATTTTTCTTTTGGTTTCTTTGGAACGAGTTTTTCCATACAGGTAATGATTTTCACCGCGATTGTCAACCATCGGCCAGGCTGCCATATTCAGCCATTTCGGTGAGAACACACACTCATTCTCGGTTAGGAATTGAATCTCATATTCGCCTGCTGCCTCACGGGTGTCAAATGTCTGGTCTATACGAATAATATCTGGTTCGCCGTATTCTTCACGAAATGACTTGACAATATTGGAGGAAGTATGATACTCTATCCATAAGTCTTCTTCTGGCTGACATTGATTCGCTACACGAACACCATAATAGTGTTTGTCCTGCTTTGTCCAGGAAATATGATAGGTATAAGAGGGATAGATATTCATGCTGATTCGTTTTCTTTGTTGCTGTACATATATTATACACCATGGCGCCTTGCTTGTCAAGCATTATTTGTCATCCAAAGCACCTTACTATTATAGTATATCACAAGAGAACCCACGTGTCAAGTAATATCGCATAAATATTAGTATATAATATAAGATAAGGATTTCATCATGGTCAAGATTAACGAGTTCACTTCAGCTTTATCCGAGGAGAACTTCGGTCTCTCATTCGCCAAAAAGGCTAGATTTGAGCCAACTCCCATCGAAGAAGATGCTAGTGATGTCAGCGAAGATGTTGCGGGCTTATCTGATATTGCCGCAATGGCGGCAGTTGCCGGACTTGCTGCGCCAGTTATGATGGCAATGATTAAAGCAGCGGTCAAAACTGGCAAAGGTATTAATTCTCTTAGAAAAATAGCCAAGAGGGCTGGAGTTGCTTTATCAGATAAAGTTATGGGTGAAGATGCCAGTGATGTCAGCGACACTGATTTCTCGGGTCAGCAAACTCTGTTGTCGAATCCACAATTCACTCTTGTTATTGATACGCCTGGAGAATTAGATTGGAGTAAGATCGGTCAGCATTTTCCTACATTAAATCAACAACCGCCAGAGGAATTTGGACAGAGCGAAAGTGACATGATGATAACACTTTCCAATCAGGAAGAAGTTGACAAGCTAACAGCGATATTGACAAGAGCAAATGTGCCATTCAAAGATATTAGTGGACAGGCGTTACATCCAGAAGTACATACTGAAGCTGAAGAACAACCAATGGCACAAGCTCCTCAACCACAAGAAGAGATAATGCCAATAGACGCTAACGCAATATTAAATTTTGTTAACGACATGGAAAGCAAGCAACAATTTACTCCAGAATATGCTGACCAGATTCGCAATGCGATATCATCATTGGGCGCTGCTAGAAAAACACTATCGCCACATGTCCTATTACAGCTAATGACAATGTTAACTCAAGGAAGATAATATGAGACTACACGAATTACTCAGTGAAGCAGGAACAGCGCGGCAGCAATCTATGGCTCGTGGTATATACAACGCATTCAGAAATAATGGATTTAGCGATGCTCAAGCTAGAGCATTTACTGCTGAGGTAGGCAGAGAAAATTCAATGAACGCTGATTTAATTTATGGCACACACAGTGATCCAGCAAATAACGCACAAAATGTGGGAATGATTAGTTGGCAGGGGGATCGCAAACCCGAGCTTATGAACTTTTTAGGAAACGCTGGCGTATTAGACGATACTGGTAATATGATACCAGGGCAGGCAACACTAGACGCACAGGCTGGATTTGTTCGCAGCGAAATTGAAAATAATCCGTCATATGCCGACACAAAGAATGAATTCTTGAATAATCCTAATATTGATGATGCTACTGCCACTAATGTATTGGGCAACGACTATATCAGATGGAGACTAAATGATCCACAATACAGATCCGCCGGATTAAAAAACAGAAGCGACTTTGCCAATATTCTTGATACATCACTAAAGGCGGAGCCATTCGACCCATCTGGTTCACCAATGCCGAACAACACACAGTATGCTAGTCTCACTGGACCAAGCAACACAATGACCGATTTTAGTACACAGGCTGGCGCGTTAGATCCTAAGCCAGCATCCTTTACTCCGTCACCAACCGTCGCACCAATCACCAAGCCTCCATTATTCACTGCTCCTACTACCGCGATTGACCGCAGTACCGCTAGTATCGGAACATTGGGAAAAGTAGGCACAAGTAATTTCAATATGAAACAAGGCTCCAGTGGCCCAAATGTAACAAATTTACAACAGGGGCTGACATCGCTGGGCTATGATATTGGTAGTACAGGAGCCGATGGCAGATATGGTAAAAATACCGCAGCAGCAGTAAAACAATTTCAGAGCGACTTTGGATTACAGCAGGATGCGATAGCAGGCAATCAAACAATCGGAGCGATGAAGAATATCTTTACGTCCCAGGCGACAACAACGCCAGTTACTCCTGCCACGCCGAGTACCCCGACAGCAGGTGCGTTAGATACTCCAAGTGTCACGACATCGCCGACAATAGCAAAAGCAGGCGCATTGGCATCTACTCCTCCATCATACAGTGGACCAGGGTCATCTGTAGCAACAGGCGGCACAGCGCCAGCGACAATCGCCCCAAAGGCTGGTGCATTAGCGTCTACTCCTCCGACAATACCCACGAAAAGATTTGATACTAAAGGAGCAACACCCATGACTACTCCGCCCGTATCTACTCCGACTACTCCGCCAGTAGCAGCACCAAAACCAGTTACTCCGCCAGTAGCAGCACCAAAACCAAAACCAGTTACTCCGGCAGCACCAAAACCAGTTACTCCGGCAGCACCAAAACCAGTTACTCCGGCAGCACCAAAACCAGTTACTCCGGCAGCACCAGTAGCAGCACCACAGCCAGTTACTCCGGTTACTCCTCCGGCATCTGCTCCAATGGGTCCAGTATTGAATGATCCGGCATTATCTTCTCCAGCGCCATCGCCTACTTTAGCGAGAGCAACGCCAAAAGATAAACCAAATCTTATCGCCGCGTTGCCATCAGTGACGAAGAAGGCATAAATATCACTATGAAGATAACTGATATCATAAATGAAGATGGGCGTATTGTAAAAGGCGTTAACACCACGGTAGATGTTAAGCCTGGCGAAACAGAACGTCAAGCCAAAAAGTTCTTTGGTGGCAATGGCAAACCCAAGCCACTTGGTGTTCCCGGTGCTAGTCCAAATACGGCATTTAATCTAGGCATGACGAATGAAAGTGTTAACATTGATAACAAAGACGGCAGAGGCGCAACACCTAATAACGCCCAGGTAGACTACTTTGGTATGCGTGTTAAGATGAAGCCCAGTACATTTATTGCGTTGGCATCTAAACTAGGCAGAGAACCAAAAGACGAAATGATTGACTATATTAAAAATGGTGGATCTATTGCTAGTCCGTTTCTATCTATTAAAGTTGATGGAACAGATGAACCAGCACAAGTTACTGGACATGAAGGACGCAATCGTATGTTGGCTATTATGAAAGCATTCGGTGATGAGTCGGTTGAAGTACATTTATTTTTCAATAGCAACAGTGTTAATCGTGCGAGACACTTGACACCCGAGATAGAATCGTTTATAAAGAAGCATCTGATTAGCCAGGATGACGTGGTAGTTAACGGACCATTATGGGAGAACAAGCTATGAAGATTAACGAAATAGCAGAAAATATCAGCTACACAAGCAAGCGCATTCATGATATTGAACGTGAAAAGAATGTCGAGCCTGGTACTCCTGAATGGTTTAAGTTGTGGTTTAGTTTACCATACTTGAAAGAATCATTAAATGAAGAAGTAGAAGTATCACTATATGGCGATGCTGAAAAAGGCTATACACTATCTAAGATTGAAGTATCAGGCGATGAGCGTAATGCTGGTCAGGGTACTCAAGCAATGCAAGACATTGTTGATAGAATGGATAGGGAAGGCGCAGTTATTGCGCTAACACCAGATGACGCATTCGGTGGAAACAAGAATAGATTAATCAAGTTTTACAAGCGTTTTGGTTTTGTACCAAACAAAGGTCGCAACAAAGACTTCCGCTTTAGAGAAACAATGATCCGCTACCCACAAACGAACGAAGGCATCAACGAAGGTTATAAGCTACAGTTAGAGCGTGACACTGATATGATGGTGTTAAACATTACTGATACAGTAACTGGCAAACGTACTGAGGTTCGTGGCAAAGCAGGATACGAAACTAACGGATATGACGCAGATGACAAGCTACATAAGTTACTAGATAAGATTAGCAAGAGTGCTAATATCAGTGAACTAATGAATGGTGAAGTTGTTGGCATTAATCCAAAACACCCCAAGGGCGCAAGTGCTAACGCCGCAGCAACTACAGCATTTAACGAAGCATTTGACAATCCATATAAGTTTAAAGTCACTGAAAACAATAATAACAGATGGCAAGCGCAAGCAGTAACAGATAATAACATAATTATTTCTTTCCTAGCAACAAATGTTGACACTGGCTGGGGTATAGATTTTAAAACAGCAAATGCAGACACTCCCAATAACACCACATACGACTTAACAGGCAAAGGCGACGGACAACGCACAATGACTACAGTGCTTGCAATGCTAAAGAAGTTTATCCAAGATCACTCACCAAAAGAGATTTACTTTGATGCCGCTAAAGATGCTGGCAACAGTAGAACAAACTTGTATCAAAAAATAGTACAGCGTTTTGCAGGTGGTTTAGGATATACAGTTGATGTACAAGATGCTGGCAACAGAGATGACTTTACACTGGTCAAAAAAGTACAAGAAGCAACAGTTACAGAAGCATTGGACAATCCCTATCCATTCAAATTAAGTGGCCCAAATACGGACAACACCTATTTTGCAAAAGCGCAAACACCAAACGGCGAGTTAGTTATGGAGTTTGATGGTGGATATGATGACTTTAGTATTGATTTTGCAATTGGAAATGAAATGGGCAAAACAGATGCTGGCGACCAGTTTAGAGTATTTGCTACTGTAGTTGCAATGATGAATAAGTGGATCAGTGTAGTAGGCATTGAACATGTAGAAGCTTTTGATTTTGCTGCTAATAAAGAAGAACATGCTAGTGACGGCAGAGCAAGACTGTATTCGAGATTTGCTAAAAAACTTGCTAGTCAGCTAGGCTGGAGTTTACAGCAAAGTAGTACAGGCAACGACACTACCGAATTCTTTAACTTGGTAAATCCTAAACCAGTAGAGCGCCCAGCTGGTTATTTTGACGCACTAGACGACGGCAAACTAGGACCAAATGGTGAGATACCTGCGGAGTATAATGAAAGTGTAGCGGAAGCAACAACCAACGCAATGCCGAGATGGAAAAGAGTTGGCAATGACGGAGAGATGGAGATTGCCTTTCCTACTCGTAAATTTCGTATTGAAAAGTTTTATGATACGAATATGAAAACTGGCGACATCGGTCACAAAGGCGCATGGTTAGTGTTTGAATGGGATCCACAAAGTGAAAATTGGGAATGGCACGAGACATATAGTCCTAAATGGTATGCCAAAGAACAAGTCATGAAAATGAGCGCATGGGATAATAATGGCAAGAAGGTCGTTGATTACTCTGACGCATCCAAGTCTGAATCAACAGTAGCAGAAGCAGAAGACACACTAACGCTACCAAAGATTAGTGTGGGCGACGAAGTGATGGTTGGTAAGTTTAAGAACCGTAAAGCAGAAGTCAAAGGCTTTAGCAAAGATGACCATAATCAACCAGTATTGAAGACTACCAAAGGCGATCAGAAATTATTCAAACCACGTCTTAGTAAGTTGATGAAGGAATTATAATGTTCAGTAAGAAATGCAAATCACATCTGGAAGATGTAAATATGTCACGGTGGCAACATTTTAAGTTTGCCTTTGGGTTCCTAGTCGAACTTAAAAAAGCAGAACTAGCGATACTTGTTCACATGTTTGCTCCTCGTTACTTTGAAACATACGCAAGTGACAAGATCAGAGAACTTGCCAAAATATTGGAGTTAAATAATGACAATAGATAGGGTACATTATATAAAGAAATGTAAAGAGCACGAGGACCGCAGAGCGAGTACTAACGAAAGAAATGCTTACTGGAAACAGTATTGTGAGAACATCAATAATGTACCACAATCAGCAGCAAGATTTGAACACGGCTAAGGACAATGACTATGAAACTATCAGAACTTATCGAAAATAATATTCCAGAACTATCAGAAGCCATCAGTAAAGATGAACTGATTAATAAATTAAATGCTGCGCAAAAACAGCGATTTATTAACAGTATGTTACAATCATTACATGATCTAGTGAGTTCGGACGGTAATCGACAGGGCATTGGCGGCTACGCATTTCAAATTTCTCGTGAGTTTGGATTTAACCCAAAAGAATTAGAGAAAATGTATCGTGATGAATTCTCAGTCACAGAAGATGAAGCAAATGCTAAAGAAATCACACAGATTATGCTAAACAAGTTAGAAGAGTATCTTGATGCGTTGTTTAAGAATCTTGGCATGGACGTTGAGTTCACCAGGCACTTCTTGGACAGAGCGAATGATACACGAAATAAACAACAAATCACGTTAAAAGAGCTTGCTATTTTGTTCAAAGACGCTTATACTAAGTATGGAAAGCAAATCGCACAGATGGGTCCAGATGCCGAGGCTGTTATCAAAGACATGCGCAGTGACGTTAATGTACCGTTTGTGTTAAACTGGGACAATAATAATAAAGAATTGGACTTGGTTGCAAAAACAGTAATGCGTAAGAAAAACTTTCATACGCCAGACACTGAACTACCTATAGGATAAAAGGCACGCACAAATGAGAATAGCTGTACTAATTACGGGACAAGCTAGGCACGTACAGCAGTCAGGATTCTGGAATAGAGAAAAGGTTTTTCCGAAAACCTGTGGTAATCTAAAAGTAGATTATTATGTTTATTTGTGGGACGATGGGTCAGATGATCTTGCCGACCGAATTGTTAACGCATATGATCCAGTAAAGTTTGAAATTGGCAACTACGACGAGGCGTTTCATAGTCATAGACATCAAGTTAGGCAGGCAAACGCTGATGCCACAGACTGGGATCTAACATCCGAGAACATTCGGCATCTGGTATGCTATCAAGGAGAAAATTACGATAACTATGCGTATAATTTTCCAGGTATGTATCTAGCTAGCGCAAGAGGCGCCAGAATGGCTGGTCCACTCAGTGAATATGACATTGTTATCAAGACAAGAACAGACAACATATTTAATAATATCCCAGAACGACAATGGCTACAGTTGTTTAATAATATGTATAAAAACTCAGTGTTTAGCGATAATATCTTTACTCCTTGGTTGAAAATTAAAAATGGTCTGCCGTTTTTCGGAGATTTTTGTTTTATTGGAAAACCAGACCTGATGCATAATTTCTTAAAGAATATGGATAATGAATTAATAAAGTTATCATCTACCGACAAGCATCTATTAAGTGATTTTCTAGTAAATCCAGAAATTCCATTTGAGCATTGGTTATGGAGTCGATACAGTGTGTATAGTAAAACTGATTGGCTATCAATAAGCGTGGTGTGGCCCACGGCATTTGGGTGTACTCTGCTAAGGAAAGATGTTGAATTATACGACAAAGATTACAAATATATCGAAGGATTGTTCCACGAAGAGCAACGCCGCCGAGAACAATAATCGCTAATAACAAATCTTAAATTGAACGATAAATAAGTATATATAACATACCCGGAGAACTCCCATGAGATTAGACAAAATTGAAACTAAAAAAGAAATCACTAGACCATCAGTTGTGAAAATTGCTGAAGGTTATGTAGTATGTGATGTTAACAAAGTACAAGTAAAGGTTTTCGAAGATATTGATGTAGCAAAAAGCTATCTCAAGCGTCATCTGCCTGAACTTAAAGAAGGCAAAACACCAGTGGTTTATACAAGTGAAATCATGGAAGGTGTTCTAGATGATACCGACGATGATGGATGGATGGCAAAGAGTGAGTTGTATAAACTTGCGAAGTATGCTATTGCTCTTCACGGTATGATCAGTGACAATGATAGCTTAGAGCCATGGGTTCAAAGTAAAATCACAAAAGCAAGCGATTATATCGGTAGCGTAAAGCATTATATGGAATACCTAGATGTTAACCCACACGGTATTGATGGCGAAGAAACCGTCGTAGTTGATGACCTGCCAATGGCATTACCAGGCGAGGATACTACTGGTGAAATTTACTGATTTTATAAATCAACTTACTGAAAGTAAAGACTTCGAAACAGAATTGGTTTTCGAAGCTGAGCCTTCTGCGGATAACGAGTCATCGGTTGCTCCGAGAACTATCACTATGTCTCCTGCCGATGTATATCTGATGATTGGTCAGCCATTCCCTCAGGTAGAAGGGCCAGGAGACAGACTTACTCAGCCAGAAGGATGGTTTGAGCCAAGAGTGATGGAGATAGGAGAAGGCGAAGGTCAGGTTCCAGCGGCTACGGCAGCAGCACAACAAAAGTGGATTGATGGCGGTCGTATGCCAGGGTTACTCCTAGACGAAAATGGAGAAGTCAAGCCATATGATACAAATGGCGCATTAGAAAATTTAGCATGGACCGCTGCTGGTGGTATAGTTCAGCAGGCAAGCGCTGTTACCAAAGGCACAGCCAAGGTAGCAGATGATGTTCTGGGTTTTGTCACCAATGGCGCAGTTGAGCCTATTTTTCTACCAGCAACATTAGCATCAAGCAGTATTGATCCAGAAACTGGCAAGCGTGTGTACGATGACATGTGGATGGATGACTTCGAAAGTTTCTTAAAAGATAGAACAGATCAAAAATTCCGAGATAGCGTAGACTCAACAGCTGGAGCAGTGAATAATTTAGGTGATCTGGCATTATTAATGACAGGCATGAGCGGTGCTAATTGGGAAGGCGTCTTTGGCATAATGGCCGAAGAACTGCCCAGTGAAATCGTAGATGTCGCACTTATGACAATGCTATCTCCAATTGCCGGAGCAGCAGCTAGTACTGCGCTAAATGGTATGGAAGCAGGCGGCGCAGCAGCCGCGGAAATTCAAAAAAGTATTGATTCTGCGTATGATGATGGAAGGCTACAACAGCAGCCACAATGGGCAATTGCCCTAGAAGCAGCACGAACACAGTTGACTAATGATGGTGATGGGTTTACCGGTAGCGCAGAAGATTTAGAAAGCGCAGCAGAGAATTTAGCAAGAGAACAAATCACACACAGCGCAATAAGCAACGCATTCTACATGGTGGCTGCGTCAGGTGGCGTTCTGGATACTGTCCAGAATAAGATACTATATGGCAAAAGTCCTATCAGGCCGAGAAATCTTGGCGCGGCATTATTAAAAGCCGTAATATCGCCAGTCACATACACAGGAAAAAAGTTAACCGGTCTTGCTGCTGAAGGTGTGAGTGAAGGGGTGGAACAGTTACTTACCAACTTAGGAGTTATGAACGCAGCTGGAGAAATAACAACAGCGGGCGAAGGTGTATTCAATGCGGCGTATAACGGAATTATAGCTGGCAATGCCGCTGTTGCTACTAGTATGATTGCCGATACAATTGGCACTGGCGATAAGGCACAAAAAGCCGGTAGAGCAATGTACCGACAGTTCTTTATGGGCGGCGAAACAGATGTACAGTCTTTGATTAACATCCTAGAAATGGATCCAAACACTCTAAGACAATATGCGGTGGACGAAAATGGAAAGCTGAGATTAGCCGAGTTGGTAAAAGAACGCGGACTAAAGACAACAGCCGATGTTGATCCAGAAGTACTTGCAAGAATGAATAGTACAGTTGGGTTTTATAGACAAGATGATGTCGAGATTGATGGCGTAAGATACACACTAGAGGATTTAGAAAAAAATAGCAGATCAATAAGATTACTCGAATTGATGGACGATGTTAGTATTGATACCAACGAAAACATGGCTATCGTTAACTTCGAAAATGAAGAAGATTTGAGAGAAACAGCGGCTCTTCTAGGACTTGATAGCGAGGGCGATCTTAATGATGTCATGGCAAGTCTAGAAGATGTTAGAAAATTCGATGCTCGTATTACGGGCAAAAGCAATTTAGAAGCTCCGGTATGGACTGATCTCAACGCAAGACAGCAGCAAGAGTATATCAGCACAGGACAAATTAAATTCATTAATGACGCTGATAGAGGAAACCAGACGTGGTCCAGAGATCAAGTACTTTTTAGCAGCAGACAAAACAATGACAGTATTCCGGACAATATCGCAAATCTCGTAGATAACACAGATGCGTTTCCGACTGCGGATAATACCGGCACTACTCAAGAATTAGCAATGCTACAACAGCAAATAGACTTCAGCATGGGAATGACTCAAGCCAGAAACCAGCTTGAGACTGACCAAAAATCATGGGATGCGAAGTTCAGCGACACGCATAATCCAGATGGTAGTCCTAAAGATCCAGATGGACAGCCACTGGGACCTGATGATAGCATAGATGGTGCCAACGGAGCAAGACCAAGCGAAGATACCCCCGGTGATCCGTATAACTTTACAGGAGCAAGGGCGGCAGTTAGTGCTCAGACAAGAGAACAGCAGATATTAAAAGATAATCTAATTGGTGATCAAGCGTTCTGGGAACATGAGTACGGCGACACTCATAACAAGAGTGGTGTTGCTAAGATCACTCAGCCAGTTGTTGGCAGTGGCAGAGGCGATGGTAATATTGAACTAGATGCCAGAGATAGAGATACAGTCAAAACCGTCACTCCGCCGGTAGTACCAAATAAAGATAGTGCCGTTGCGCTATCAAAACAGCTAATCGCTAGTGGCACTATGTCTGCTCGTGAAGCAGAAGCATATCTGAAAAATCTAAATGCTCAGTATGATGGCATTATTAGTGAAATTCTACCAAATGGTGTTGAAAATATCAATGACGATAATTTATCAGAAGTAGAAGCAGACTTACAACAAGAAGATATCGTAGTTCCGTCACCTGTCCTAAGCGGCAAACCACCTAAAGATTCCACTACTACTTTTAATGGTCAAGAGTACAAATTTCAGGGACAAATGTGGGCGCCGGTTAAAGAAGATGGATCCCTTGGTAGTACAGGACATCAAAATCATGATGCCCTAACGTCACAGTGGCAAGATGAGAATATTGATCCAACCTCACAGGGAACTTTAGTCACTCCGAATAAGGATGGCACAACTAAAGAGAGAACATTAGCTCCTGTCGTGCCAATGCCAGACGGAAGCGTAGATGATGGCGATAATACAGATACCGATACCGGCGACTGGACACCTCCAGCAGCGAATACTCCGCCCGGCGATGAGTCTCCTACAGTATCTACAGACACAGACCAACCAGTCAGTCCAGCGGTTGACGATGAAACTTCTGGTGTAACTGGTAGTGAGGTTGACGGCGAAATTGATAAAACTTCTGCTGATGGACCGCAAGTAGACCTAGATCCAGAACAAGAGTTTACTCCAGAACCCGGTCCTCTAGAAAAAGGTCCTGATGTTATGTCTGACCTCGAAGACGGAGCAAAAATCACATACACAGATCCGACTACTGGTATTGCATTAGATGGCGAATACAGCGGATTCGAGGACGGTGTTCTTACTATTGAAACTCCAGATGGTCTACAGACAATCGAAGTAGAGGGTGATCCATCTGACAGTATTGAGATAACGTCTCCCGAAGATACAGAAGCGCAGGCGAGTACATCTCAGCCAACAACTCCTGAGGTCGACGACACATCTGGCATGAAAGATGGACCCTTCGCCGATACCACAGCCAGTGCCACTGGTCCAGAATTAGTAGCACCAGAATTAGATACAGAATTTGACAGCCCAGACGGCAGACCGCCAGAGTTTGATGGAGGGACTCCTACACTGACTGAACCATCAGCAGACGACGAAACTTCTGATGTAACTGGTAGTGAGGTCGACAGCGAAATTGATAAAACTCCTGCTGATGGACCGCAAGTAGACCTAGATCCAGAGCAAGAGTTTACTCCTGAGCCTGCGCCGCTCGAAAAAGGTCCTGTTGTTATGTCTGACCTCGAAGACGGAGCAAAAATCACATACACAGATGCCACCACTGGTATTACATTGGATGGCGAGTATAACGGATTCGAGGATGGTGTTGTTACGATTAAGACTCCTGATGGTCCACAGAAGATCGAAATAGAAGGCGAACCTTCTGATAGTATCACACGAACAGCACCAGAGCCAGAAACAACAACACGCATAGAAGAGCCGACAGCTCCAGAAGCTGACGACACATCGGGGCAGTCATTTAATCCATTCAACGACACCACGAATACTACTGATGGACCTGAACAACTATCTGTTCCAAAGACAGATACAGAATTTACCGCGCCAGATGTAGGCACTCGGACCGATATTGATACTAAATCGCCCGAGCTACAGACACCAGAACTGCCAACAGATGCTAGTACACCATCAACCTCCGAGATAGATCCTAACATTAATATCACATCTCCATCAAAGTTAGGTGCGCCAGAGTTAGATGTATCGGCGCCATCGATTGATACCGCGATTTCTACTCCAGCAGTGTCCACACAAGGTCGTGGTAATGCGGATGGTAATGCGGAAGTAGCTGCCAGAAAAGCTAAAACGGTATCAGATACAGCAAAAGCTAAAGCAGATGCTCAGGCTCAAGCAGAGTTACAAAAAGAGTTAGATGCGGAAGATACGGCAATGTCTCAGCCTGTTATTCCTCCTAGCCAGACAGACACTACTGCATTAAATGACATAAGTAAAACAGTTACACAAACTGCTCCTGTTGCTACTACTCAGTCCCGGGTACAAATAACGCCAGATACGAAAACCGATACGAAAAGCAACACTACGAAGAATATCGCAAAAGCGATTGGTATGGGAGCACTTGCTGGAATTGGCTCTGCAGCCAAAAAGAATTTAGACTTTAAGGCAATACAAGTATACGACCCACTACAACTAAAAAGATCACAACAATACATTCCTGGAGGAAAGAAATGACACCAATTCAAGTAGCATACGAGATAGTAAGCGCAAGCAGAAAACTAAGAGAACATTACGAAATTACTAACACTAAATTCGATATGATTCAGGCACATATGTACAGCATATTTGAATGCTATGCTCACGGTATTATTGGATGGGATCAAGTACAAACAATGTATCATCGCAGTCTAACCGAATACGCAGGACTTTATGCTGATGATAAATCTCTTTATCTCCAAGAGAAGTCTCGTGCTTTCGAAGAATATGAGCGTGTGTTACGTGAATGGAAATCTCCACTAGACGAATACAGAGTTATTAGTGAACAAAAAATGATAAGCAATATTGTTGTCAAAAAACAAATCAGCGAAAGTGTTGCGCAAGAGCATAGTAACCAATACTTTAATCGTAATCTGAATGAACGTGATCTTCATGATGTGGCACGATTGAAAACTTGGAAGAGAGTTATGGAAGCATATCCAGTTCTTATTAAACAAGACGAATCTCGTGTTCGTATGTTGACTATTATGGAAGCACCAACTATGAGTACTACTCAGTTAGTCACTAGTGTGGTGAACGAATATGCTGTTGACAAAGACGCAATTAACAATGCGGTTGGTCAAGCAATGGGTTCAAGTGCTCCTGCGACAAGTCTTCGCCCAAAAGCAAGACCATCCAGTAATATAGGCAGTATTGAAACCGCACCAAATGGCCAGAAAACTGGAAGTACTCGTGGATTCTCAAGATTGCCAGAATTGCCAGAAGATGATTCGGTTGATGAAGCCAAAACAAAACCAGGTCACAATATGAGAGCACAACAAAGATTGCGTTCAATTATGAGTAGAGCTATCGATGACAGTAAAGCCAAGCGTGGCGTTGAAGATGATGATGTTGCCGATAAAGATGACAGCAATTTAGACGAAGGCAAACCAGCAAAAGGCGCGACAGTCACCAAGAATGGTCAAAAGTATGAATACCAGGGTGCTATGTGGGCGCCTATTAAAAGTGATGGCTCACGTGGAAGCACAGGCAGTGTCAATAAAGAGCTTGGCGCGGACCTCAATAAAGCATCCACAAAAACAACACCTACTAAAGTTAAAGTTAGTACACCTCCTAGTGCCACTCAGCCAGAAAAGCCCAGTCTTGGTAGTAGAGCGAAATCTGCGGTAGCGAATAAAGTATCGGCTGGTAAGGCAAGTATTAAAGCAACCCCAGGCAGAATCGGAAGAGGCGCTGCTGCCGGTATAGGCGCGGCGCTTAATAAAGTGGCGGATTATGATATAAGAAAATCATACAGTTCTCTTTATTCCAGCACAGATAATAATGATAAGCCACTAGAAGAAACATCAAGCGCTGGTTCAACTAGTTCTGGTTCTATCGCTAGTGTTGCGAAGCCAGTTGACAAAAATAACATGGTTCGACGCAAGGGCGTTGCTCCAAACGCACTAGATACCGATTCGACATTCTTCGAAGGTGACAAAGACTCCAATACCAAAACATAAAAAGGACATAATATGACAAACTGTAAATGTGAAAATTGTAAATGTGACTGTCATTGTGACAGTGAATGTAGCAAATGTAGTAATGATGTATGCGTTAACTGTAAATGTGAACATTGTAACAGTACCAATGATGATACTTGGGTGTGGCAAGATAGTGGCTGCGAACAGGGCCTTTAATGACTGAAGAACAAGTATGGAAATCTATACACCCTGATGATATTTGGGCAATGGATAAACTTATTGTCAGTCGTAAAATGGGATATATTTGTGGACCAGTTGGTACATCTGTGCCTGCTCCTGATTATTATATTGTTCGACCATGTATCAATGCTCTTGGATTAGGATTAGGATTAGACACACAGAAAATCTATATCGAAGACAATACCGACCATTTGCCAACTGGGCATTTTTGATGTGAAGTATTCGAAGGCGAACATTATAGCGTAGATTATAATCTGAGTATACAGCGATTATGTGTTCAAGGTATTAAAACTACCGATACCTTTGTCAAATGGGACGAATGGCGAAGAATACAGCATAGTATACCTCTTCCCAAAATACTACTAGATATAGTAGCAACTAGTCGTTATCCATGGGTTAACTGCGAATATATAGTAGATAAACTAGTAGAGATACACTTTCGCCCTAACATGGATTTTATCGGCGGTATTAATCATTTTATTCCAGTATGGGAAGGTGATGATACTACTCCACCAGACGGATACACTTACAGGGATTATCCTGACATACACGGCAGAATTGGCGCATTCGTCAAATAAACACAATAAATAACATCAACTAACATAAGGAATAGTATAAAATGAGTTTTACATTTGAATTTAAGGCAAGACAGGTATCAGAAATTCTGGACATGAAGAAAGATATGGCTATCGAATGGCATAATGCCATGGTAGAAATTCTTCCAAAATACGATATTAATACACCAGAAAGAGTAGCAGGGTTTATTGCTCAGACTGGTCACGAATCTAATGGTTACCGAGTATTGACTGAAAATCTAAACTATAGTGCTAAGGCGCTTAATAGCTTATTTTCAAAATACTTTGCCAGAGCAGGCAGAGATGCTAATGATTATCATAGACAGCCTGAAAAAATTGCTAATGTTATTTACGCAGGCAGAATGGACAATGGCGATACCGATTCCGGAGATGGTTGGAGATTCCGCGGCGGTGGTATTCTACAACTTACAGGCAGATACAATTATACTCAATTCGGCCAGTCTGTTAGGATGAGAGCAGAACAGGCAACTGATTATGTTCGCACCCCAGAAGGCGCCCTAGAAAGTGCATGTTGGTTTTGGAAAACTAACGACCTAAACAAATACTGCGATAGAAACGATATTGTCAGGCTTTCCAAAAGAGTGAATGGCGGAACTATCGGACTGGAAGATCGTGTGGAACACTGGGAACACGCTATGGAATTGTTCACTGGAAAGAAGCCAGCAGGAACAGCAAGGCATTCTGCTCCAAGTGGCACCACTCTTCTTAAAAAAGGCAGTAAAGGCAGTCTCGTCAAGAAGATGCAAGAAGTTCTAGGTCTGGATGCTGATGGTGATTTTGGTCCTGGTACTGAACGAGCTGTGAAGCATTGGCAGGCTGAAAATGGACTGATTGCTGACGGTATTGTTGGACCCGCTACATTAGCTAAAATGGGGATTTCTTAATTTTTATCTTGACAAACTAACTAAACTAATGTAGTATGAATGTATCATTAACACAAATAGGAGTTACACAATATGTCACGAGGATTCAGCGACAGCGAAATCACAAAATTAAAGCAAATCATCAATGAAGGAATTTCAATCACTGGTGAGCTAGAAACACTCAAAGGCGGCTTATCTGACACAGTAAAGGCAATTGCCGAAGAACTTGATATGAAGCCTGCAACGATTAACAAGGCCATCCGTATTGCTTATAAAAACGAATTTGCCAAAGTACAAGAGGGCTTTGACGAAGTTGAGAGTGTGCTTGCTGCGATTGGCAAAGATCATTGAATGCTAGACTTAAAAGTTATAGAGGTCCAGCATTACACTGACAAATTATTTCGAATTAGAACAGAACGACCTCGCAGTTATAGATTTACTGCGGGGGAGTTTGTTATGATTGGTCTAGAAGATGCGCCCAACCGAGCATACAGTATTGCCAGTGGTCCATATGATGACTACTTGGAATTTTATAGTATCAAAGTACAAGACGGTCCACTCACAAGTAAACTACAACATGTCAAAGTTGGAGAGACTATCCGTGTAGGGGAAAAGCCAACTGGCACACTTATACTTGCTAATCTAGAACTAGGTGGACACTTGGTAATGATGGCTAGCGGCACTGGTATCACACCATTTATTAGTTTACTGCGAGATCCAGAAGTATACGACTTGTTTGAAAAAGTCACTGTTACGTGGACAACTAGGCTCCATGCTGAACAGGATTGTTATAGGGATTTCTTAAATGAGATGCCCGTTGAATACGTTAGTACTGTAACACAAGAACCAGCAGAACTACACGGACGTATTCAGCAGTTTATGACAGACGGCACAATAAGTATTGACAATTCTGTCAATCAGCGTATAATGTTATGTGGAAGTATATCATTTAACAATGATCTACGAGATCACTTTAATGCCTTAGGATTTAATGAAGGCAATAAGAAAACACAAGGTACGTTTGTACAAGAAAGGGCGTTTGTTAGCTAATATGTATGTAGATGCAATCCTCGATAAAGACAAAGACATTATCCACGTGGTAGAACGTGTTAACGGCAAGAGAGTTTTCAAAGACTATCCTGCTCGTTATCTGTTATATTATCCTGACCCACGTGGGAAATACGAAAGTATTTTTGGCGATAAGTTGGATCAGATTGTATGTACCAGCAGCAAGAATTTTGCTCGTGAAAAGAAAATGCGCAGAGACAAGAAATTGTTCGAGAGTGATATTAACCCAGTATTTCGGTGCCTGGCTGATAACTATCTTGGCGTAACAACACCAAAACTAAACATTGCGTTTTTCGATATTGAGGTCGACTATGACAAGGCGCTAGGCTTTGCTCCTCCAGAAGATCCGTTCAATAAAGTAACAGCAATTTCAATAAATCTTGCCTCGCTAGATAAAACAATTTGTCTAGTGATCAAGCCTGATACCATTGGCAAAGAAGATGCCCTAACAATCGCTGGAAGATTTCCAAACGCTATACTACTAGACACCGAAGAAGAAATGCTGGAGTTATTTCTGGAATTGATTGACGATGCCGATGTACTAAGCGGATGGAACAGCGAAGGCTTTGATATTCCATACATGGTTAATCGTATTGGCCGAGTGCTAGGCAAAGATTATACTCGAAAGTTCTGTCTATGGGGCAAGTATCCAAAGAAACGGTCATTCGAGAAATTCGGCAAAGAGCAGGAGACGTTTGATACAATCGGGCGGCTTCATATGGACTTGATGTTGCTTTATCAAAAGTACACATATCACGAGATGCACAGCTATAGTCTTGATGCTATCTCTGAATATGAACTTGGTGAACGCAAGGTAGAGTATGAAGGCTCACTTGATAAACTGTACAACGAAGACTTTGAAAAGTTTATCGACTATTCTATCCAGGATGTTGATCTTCTAGTAAGACTAGACGCAAAGTTACAGTTTATCGATCTAGCGAATGTTATTGCGCATGATAATACGGTGCTAATTCAGACAACAATGGGCGCGGTTGCTGTTACTGATCAGGCGATTATTAATGAAGCGCATAGTCGCGGATTGATTGTTCCTGACAAACAGCACGATAAATTACAAAAGTATTATCCACAGCCTGTATCTGCCGCTGGCGCATATGTTGCTACACCCAAGAAAGGCAGACATGAGTGGATTGGCTCAATGGATTTGAACAGTCTTTATCCAAGTATTCTGCGAAGTCTAAATCTAAGCACGGAAACGATTGTTGGACAGATTCGTCATACATTAACCGTGCCTATGTTAGATGACTTTAAGTGGGAAGCAGCAAAGGCGTGGGATGGCAAGTTTGCCTGTCCAGAATACGAACTAGTGTTAGAAAAAGATACCCATATTGATTTGTGGATTGACTTCGAAAATGGCGAAGAACTTATGGCTAACGGAGAAGAAATCTATAACATCATCTTCAATAGTGACCAGCCATGGGTATTAACAGCCAACGGCACGATTGTTAATCAAAACAAAAAAGGCATTATTCCTGGATTGTTAGAACGATGGTATGCTGAACGCAAGGTTATGCAAAAGCAAGCCAAAGAGTTACAGGGTGTTGACGCAGATAAATTTGCGTATTGGGATAAACTACAACTTGTTAAAAAGATTAACTTGAACAGTTTGTATGGTGCGTTACTTAACCCAGGCAGTAGATTTAATGATCCGCGCATGGGCCAAAGTACAACTCTTACGGGTCGCTGTATTGCTCGTCATATGTCTGCCAAGGTCAACGAACTATTCACTGGCAAATACGATTACAAGGGTGATTCTATCATATACGGCGATACTGACTCCGTATACTTTAGTGGGTTTGGCGCTTTCAAGGAACAAATTGACTCTGGAGAAATCGTATGGGACAAAGATTCTGTTACAGCGATTTACGATGAAGTATGTGAACAAGCAAACGTAACTTTTCCAACTTACATGGCAGAAGCGCACAATGTGCTTGATCCTGTACAGGGAGAGATTATTGCCGCGGGTAGAGAAATCTGCGCCCTCACTGGTATCTTTGTTAAGAAGAAAAAGTACGCAATTCTCACATACGATATCGAAGGTTATCGCACCGATACTGATGGCAAGCCAGGCAAAGTAAAAGCCATGGGTCTTGACCTAAAACGCAGTGATACGCCAGCATATATGCAAGACTTTCTCGGAGAAATACTGCTTAAAACACTGACAGGCAGCAAAGAGCGTGAGATTATTGATCGTATCATTGAATTCAGAAGTGAGTTCAGAAGTATGGACCCTTGGTCTATGGGAAGCCCAAAGCGTGTTAATAAGCTAACACATTACGGCAGCCTAGAATGGGACAAGGATAAGAAGAGTGGCAAATCGTCCTATAAAGGCAAAGCAAATATGCCAGGACATGTCCGAGCAGCTATCAACTACAATAGACTCAAGCAAATCAACAATGACATGTATAGCATGGACATTACTGATGGCATGAAAACTATCGTGTGTAAGCTAAAACAAAACCCAATGGGATTTACGAGTATCGGTATTCCAACTGATGTGACAAGAATTCCCACGTGGTTCAAAGAACTTCCATTCGACACTGATCTGATGGAAGAAAGTATTATCACCAAGAAGATTGAAAACTTACTAGGAGTTATGAATTGGGATCTTGGTGCGGCAGAAGACAAAACCACTTTTGCCAGCTTGTTTGACTTTGGTAACTAATATGCAAAAACTCGATTTACATGGTTTAACTTTACATAATGCGTGGAAAAAGGTTGACATCTTCCTGAATACATGCTATTATAGTAAGTATAAATCTTGTGAAATCATTTGCGGACAAGGCCTGATTAAACAAGAAATAGAAATATGGTTACATTCAAATGCCAAGGTACGAGAATATAGATTAAGTCGTACTCAAGGCAGTTACATAATTAAATTTATCAAAAGGAAGATCACATGAGAGAATATCTACTCGACATCGTTAAACATACACGAGGTGTCGGAAATATTGACGCAGTTAAAGTCACAAACGGCACAACTGTCGAAGCAAAGGATGACGATAACAAAGTCATCGTAAAGGCAACATATAAAAGTGCCATTGGTGAGTTGTCTGGCGTATTGGGACTTCCCAATCTTGACAAACTCAATATTATTCTGAATATTCCAGAGTATGCTACTAACGCTAACATCGCTATTGAAAAGCGTGAACGCAACGGCGAAGAATTGCCATTCAGTATGCATTTTGAAAATGCTGCGGGCGACTTCAAAAACGATTATCGCTTAATGCCGCGTGACCTGGTCACTCAGCGTATTCCAGAAGTACGTTTCAAAGGCGCGACATGGAATGTGGAAATCGAACCACATGATGCCAGCAAAACACGGTTTAAGTTCCAAAGCCAAGCTAACAATGAAGAAACTGTCTTTATTGCTAAAACAGAAGCAGGCAATCTGAAGTTCTACTTTGGTGACGATAGTGGTCACACAGGTAACTTTGTATTCCAAGCAGACGTTGGTGGCGAACTAAAGCAAAGCTGGAAGTATCCTATTGCGGAAGTACAATCTGTACTTAATCTCAATGGCGATAAGAAAATGAAATTCAGTGACATGGGTGCTCTACAAATTGATGTAGACAACGGCATGGCTGTATACGAATACATTTTCCCTGCTCAAGCGGTCTAACTCATGGAAGTGGGTTTCACCTGTAGTGCCTTTGATTTACTCCACGCCGGTCATGTCATGATGTTGCGTGAAGCCAGAGAGCATTGCGATTATCTTATAGTTGGATTACAGACTGATCCAACCATAGATAGAAAAGCTGAGAAGAATAAACCCGTACAAAGTTTGGTTGAGCGTTATGCTCAACTGAACGCACTAAAATTTGTTGACGAGATTATTCCATATCAGACAGAAGCCGATCTACTCGACATTCTAGAACTATTTCAAATTGATATACGTTTTCTAGGTGAAGAGTATCGGGAAAAAGAGTTTAGTGGTAAAGATGTGTGTCGCAAACGCGGTATTCATCTACACTTCAATAAACGTGATCACAGATTTAGTACAAGTGATTTACGCCACCGAGTGTGTGCCACAGAGAAAAGTAATGGGTAAACTAACTTTCAAAACACGGGCATATTATGCCTGACACCGGGCACAAAGTGCTGTATAAGTACAAGCATAGCATTAATGGCCTTAAACAAAAATCAAGTCTCGTAGATGAAATTAATCACGAGACATTATAGGAAACATAAGAAATGGTAAAGAAAATTAGAGTATTGGAAGAAGTCGATACATCTGTCGTATTGACAGAAGATGACATGAAACGCCAAGGATTTGAAATGATGAAATCCATGGACTGGAAACTATGGGAAATTCTACAAACTATGCAACGCATGGAAAAAAGACTCTCTATCGTAGAATCAGAAGACTAAATCTACACAATCAATCGTAACGTCTGATAATCAGACAAACATGGAGCTACATAACAATGGCTGAACAAACTAATATCCGCGCTCTTCGTCAAGGACGAGTGAGTATCAATGACATCAAATGGGACTTGATTAAGATTATCGATCCGTATGATGGTGTCCTAGCATCAACCGACGGCAGTGAACGTACCGTAAAGCGGTTGTTTTGGTCCTATCTTAGTGACCTAAAATATGCTAATCTGGTTAGTGATTACAACATCACTAGCATGATTCGTGATACTGCTATCACCTATGACATCGCAGTGAAGATGAGTGAAGATCGCAGCGTGAAGAAATTGAAAATTCACGTTGGCGTATACAACGGCTCACGCAAGAAATGAAGAAAATTGTAATAGTCACTGGCGGATTTGATCCGTTACATAGTGGTCATATTGCATACTTCAAAGAAGCGAGACGACTAGGAGATGAACTCGTCGTGGGTCTGAATAGTGATGAATGGTTATCCCGAAAGAAGGGACGACCATTCATGACGTTCAAAGAACGGTCTGCTATTATACAAGAACTGTCATGTGTAGATAGTATTATTGGATTTAATGACAGTGACAACAGTGCGTGTGGTGCTATCATGCGAATATTATCAACCAACGGCAACAATACTAAAGTAGTATTTGCTAATGGTGGTGACAGAACAAACATCAATACTCCCGAATATAATATGTACGGCGATTCCAAGGACGTAGAATTTGTGTTTGGAGTAGGCGGCGAAGATAAAAAGAATAGTAGTAGTTGGATACTTAAAGAATGGCAAAAGCCAAATGTGTCCAGACACTGGGGAAATTATACCATTCTTGACAGCCAAGAGTTATGGCAAGTCAAGGAGCTTAGTATTGATATTGGCAAATCACTAAGTAATCAGAGACACTTTATACGCAGCGAACATTGGTGTATAGTTTCTGGATTGGCGCGACTGGATCTGATTTATCCAAATGGCGATAAACTATCAAAGACATACGGACCTGGTGAAAGTATAGATATTCCAGTATGTACATGGCATCGTGCTACTAATGTAGGCAATCATTCAGCCAAGGTAATCGAGGTATGGATGGGCGCGGAACTACACGAAGATGATATTGAAAGAGAAGAAGATGAATGATTATAGCAATAACTATGACGATTTGCCTATCGGCGTTATTACCTACAACGGTGACACCATAAATATAGATAATACTTGGGCATCAACAACAGAATTATTGCCCGGATCGGTACAGCTCAACACGACACCACTTCAAGCAGCACACGATATATTAGGTGCTGATGACATCATATCAATCAACAGCATAAGAAATACTCATGTAACTGGCGATTTAACGGTTAACGAACGAGATGTTATGGCCGAAATTGACGAACTACGTGAAGCATTGATGTTGCCTTCACGTAATATAAACCTAGAAGAAAATTATCCAGAACTTAAAGAAGCATACGATACATACATGGAAGTATATCGTGGGATCAGAGTTGCCGATAGATTAGAGAAAACAGGAGAACAATATGGCGATGAATCATAGCCCTAAAAAAGATAACGACACTGAAGATTTGGTGGCACAGTTTCTTAAAAAAGGCGGCAAAATTACCAAAGGCAAAACTAAAAAAATGGCAAGTGAACTTGGCATTAGTAATAACCAATGGAACCAAAAACTTACAAAAGATGAAAAAAAGAGTAAGGACGCCAAATGAAAAATCACTATTACAGTTGGAAAGAAGTCGAAGACATGAGCATGAATATTGTCACGCAAATGTACCAGGACGATTGGAAGCCTGATTATATTGTTGGCATTACAGGCAGTGGCAGTATTCCTGCTACTATCATTAGTAATATTATAAATGTTCGATGCGAATCACTAAGCGTAAATTTACCAGATGACAGCAGTTGCGAAAGCAATCTTTGGATGGCAGAGGAAGCGTTTGGAGTAAACAATCCTGAAGAGACTGGCATTACTGGCGCACGATGGGATATTGGACTGCGTAAGAACATTCTTATTGTGGATAACATTAATAATACTGGCAATATCTTTAACTGGATCAAAAAAGATTGGGAAAGTGGATGTTTCCCTAATCAAGATAGTTGGTCTACAGTCTGGGGCAATAATGTACGATTTGCCGTGCTGACCGATAATGATGCTAATGAGTTTGTCGAAGACACGTATACTGCTCATCTGCTCACGGATGAAGGAAAGACAGTTGTGTATCCATGGGAATACACTCGGAAGAAAATGGGCCGTATCCACGAAAATATCTCCTAACTCATGCTTAGTTGTAAAATAGCAAACACGGAATTGTTCTTAGGAACAGAAAATAATATTGCTCAGTGCTGTATGCAAGGAAGAGGCTGGGAGGCTCCTGACTGGAACGATATTACCGATCTTGCGGAATGGCATAAAACATTTGAGCCATTCAATGCTATAAGAAATGATTTGGCTAATGGCATTCAGAATGATCACTGTAAGAGATGCTGGAATTTAGAAAATAATGGATTACAAAGTGCAAGAAAAGATCCAGTAGATGATGAAATTGCTATTAAAAAGATAGAAGTTAGATTTAGCAATAAGTGTAATCTCCAATGTAAAATGTGTGATGTCAATAGCAGTGATCAAATAAAAAATGTAGTTACTAAGTTAAAAGATCAGGGCATCAGTAATCACTTTACTCTACAGCATGAATTGTATGTCGATTTCAAAAATAAAAATAAGATTTTAGAATTAGTTCTAACATTGAATGATTTAGAAATTATTCAGTTCGCGGGCGGTGAGCCGTTTGTTATGCCTGAAGTAGAATGGTTTATTGATGAATTGATAACCAGAGACAAGACAAATGTAACTATATATTTCATCACAAATGTCACCAGTGTTAAGCCAAAGTTAATGGAAAAACTAAAAAAGTTCAAGCATGTTTATTTCATATGTAGTATAGATGGAATAGAAGAGACATTAGAGTTTCAACGATATCCCGCAAAATGGTCAACGATTGAAAAGAACTTCCGTGCGTTACATAAACTGTCAACAGATAACGACAATATTGGTATACGTGTATTGCCATGTATTACGCAGTTGAACTTACTAGGTATGCCTAAATTTCTAGAATGGCTTAAACAATTCGACGATATCAGTATCGGATGTAATGTATTAAAGGATTCATCGTTCTTAGAATACAAATTAGTACCAATCAAATATAGACAAGAATTTATTGATATTGTCCAGTCAATGGATATATCTTGGTTGCCAGAAAAAGATCAGCCAGCTTATCGTAAATTTTTCAACGAAGGATGTAATCTGGAACGTAATATAACCGATACAGAACGAGAATATCTGACAGATTTCGTTAAAGTATGGGATATGAATCCAGGACTAAAAACAAAAGATATTTGTCCTTGGATACCAGAACTTATAATAAAATAACAGTTGACAATGGTATTCTCTTGTGTTAGTATTATTCTATAGACAAAAACGTACAGGAGTATACTATGTCAACACAACTTAAAGCAGCAGGTGAACTTATCTTACAGATGGGTTATTATAAGAATGATAATGCCCGTAGTGGTGATTACAATCCAGGGCATGAAGATGCTGTGGCAGTAGTGCTATCAGAATGTGGCTTTCAAGGCTTTGTTCAACCAGACTTCCCGCAATTACAGCGCAAGCATCTAAAAGAGTGGTGGGACAATGAATTTGGCAATCAACTAGACGACATACTGTCTGATATGCCGTGCGGTAGTTATATTCTACAACCAGGCGGTTCACAAAGTTTCCCAGACATTTTAGTAAAAGATTTTGACGGCAAGATTGTTGCTGTTGAATGTAAAAGTGCTAAGGGTACGCATCCTATGTGGAATGATAGCACACCTAAACTAGGCGCCGTTTATATTATGAGCAGTGCTAAAGCAAATGCGACTACTATGTTTATGGGCGAAGACGTAATCACAAAAGAAACAATTTCACACTTTAATGACGCAGTGGGACAAATGAATGCGATTGCTGCTACGTTTAACGATCTAGCTAAAGACGCAGATGAGTTTATGAGTGGGTTTATTGTTACTTGTCGTAAGCAATTCTTTCAAGCTGGCGGCGGTATCAAGACTAACTACTTTACACATGTGGCGAGAGATCGACGTGAAGGCAATGTATTAAATTTACTAGGACAATAATGCTTAAACCAGTTAATGAAAATCTAGACAGCGTTACAATAACAGATGTGGAAGATCACAAGCTGATTAGTAATGATGATTTGAATAGGGATCTTAAAAACTTAAAGAACTTTGATGCTACTGAGAATCGCAATAACTTTTATGGCAATCCTTTCCTATATCATTTCCAGTTTAAGAATCTGCTTAACTGTAAACGTGAGAAGGGCAAAACTATCTATGAACTTTATGCTGATAAATCAGCGTGGAGTAAACTTATAGATAGCGCACGTAAGCGTAACAGAGGCGGACGTACTGCTGCTGGCAATGTGTTTGAATGCTTTAGAATTAATCTCGGCAGTATCGTAATGTTCAAAAGCACAACAGCTAAGTATCTGTATAAGAAGTATTCAGTTAAAAGTGTATTGGATCCTACAGCAGGTTGGGGCGGACGTATGTTGGGTGCGTGGGCGTTGGATATCAGCTACACAGGCATTGACACAAACACCAACATGAAGCCGGCATATGACAGTATGATGGAGTATCTTGGTAACTATAGTGAATTCAATAATCCACTAATAGAAGAAAAGCAGTCTGGTAAATTACAAATGATTTGGCAAAGTGCGTTGGACGTTGATTTCAGTAAACTGGATTATGATTTTGTGCTAACTAGCCCTCCTTATGTTAACTTAGAAATATATGAACATATGGAAGTGTGGAACAGTGACGAAGCATTTTATAAAGGCTTTTTTATTCCTCTTTGGCAAAAGTGTGTTGATAATATACAAGCAGGAGGGCATGTGTGTTTTAACATCAGTCCTAAGATGTATGATGATGCCGTCGCGCACGGACTACCAGTATGTGACGATGAAGAGGACCTGAAGCAACAACTAGGCCAACAAACAGGCAAAAAGAAACAAGACAAGATATATATTTGGAAATGCTAAAGGAGTTACCATGGACCAGAATAACACATTGACCGTACAAGAAGACAGCGACAACGGAGAGTTGTTTCTTGAATTTCCTGACGATATGTTAGAAACGATGAATTGGAAAGAAGGTGACACAATAGTGTGGACCGACAACGAAAATGGTTCATTTACGCTATCAATCAAGAAAGATTAGATCCATTCGCCTGCTATACCGGAGTTATCCAGATATCCTAGTCTATCTTTCCAATTAACTTCTTCTGTTTCAGCTATGATGGCATCTATATTGTCAATATAGTTGTCCATAAAGTGGTCAGGCAATTCTTTGCCAATCTCGTAGAATGAGAAACTTTCTCTGGCAGCAAACAACCAAAAACTATTTACGCCATAATTTAGGCTATCAGGTTCTTCCAAGAAGCAATATTTGCCATTATCTAATAACTTGAGTAACTCGCCATTATGGGCATATCTGTGTACATGAGTACCACTTGGCGGCACTAACGGTACTATATCTGTTTCATTAACAACACGAGTAATTTTTATTTTATCACGCATCTTGTGAATACCGCGACTGTCTGTTACTTTAGGTTGACCGAAATTTATACACTCTGCTACACTGTGCCCAGCGTGGTCAAGGTACCATCCAACAATCAGCGCATCGGCTGCGCCAAGTGAATGTCCAGTGACCCATGTGGTCCATGTTGTATCTAGTCTAGGTATTAAATCATCAGCAATTAACTCGGCGGTTCTGTGAAATCCACTGTGTAAAGAAATGCCAAGTCTACGGCTCTTGCTACGAAGAAAGTTGATGTCTTGTAATGCGTTGTGCGAGTTACTTGTTCCACGAACAGAAATGTATTGCTCTTTTTTTATCGAATCACTAATGACGATGTATTTCACTTCATTTATTTCATTAATGTAAACATCATAGTCCTTGTAATGTGCTCTTATTACATCGTTATCTTTCTTATATGCCATTCTAGCAAACACTGCGAACCATCGTATACTATTCCAATCAACCTCGTGTGGCTTTGTGAAACTTTGTATGAAGTTTTCTCCTAATGAATATTTCTCTATCATCCAATTTATTAAACGTTTTGCTAATTTTTCAATAATCCATCCCTGGACTATCCACTTGATTGTATATCTTATTATCCATGCCATGGCTGATTCTCCGTGTGGTGTGTTGTGTTAATAATCTCGCTCATGCTGTAGTATTTAGTGAAGATATGCTTATTTAATGGTTGACAAAGGCACAGATAAGTAGTATAGTTGTAATATGAAAACAATACTGAAAAATATTCACACAACGGTTTCTTTGATAATCAAACATACGATATCAGAATTACAATCGCACAGAGTTGACGCCGATATCTCTTTATTTCGGACGAAAGTCGAAATGATGTTATTGAGTCTGGCGTTACTCATAAGTATTTTCTTGTTGATGATGGCGATCTTCATTTCAACTCTGCTACCACTATTGGTCACGTCGATCCGGCGAGTAGGCGAACTGTTCGGCAATATGGGAATTCCCGGGCTGAGTATCCAATATATCTCGTCTAAGTGGACGAAAGCAATGAAAAGTGTAATCGTGTCGTTCACCAAGAGACTAATGACAGTATGGAAAAAGGATGACGAGTTGGCAGGAGACTACACATTTCACTCTGCGGAAATACGTAAAGAACTTGGATATAAAAATGAACAACACGAGCGGGCCATGAAGGCTCCGATTAAAAACCTAGACGACAAATTAAGGAAACATTTATGAACTATATTTTTACTAGCGAAAGTGTTAGTGACGGACATCCAGATAAAGTAGCGGATCAGATTAGTGATGCGCTGGTAGATGCTGGATTAAAGGCTGGCGACTCTACAACACGAGTAGCAGTCGAAACACTTGTAACTACTAACCATGTTACGTTAGCAGGCGAAGTTAAAAACTTTAACGTAAGCAGAGACGAAGTTAAAGAAATCGTGCGTAACAAAGTTCGTGACATTGGTTACGAGCAAGATGGATTTCACTGGGATAAACTAAACATCTATAACGAGATCCATTCACAAAGTGCTGACATTGCGCTGGGCACTGATGACTTTGGTGCTGGTGATCAGGGTATTATGTTTGGCTATGCGTGTAATCATACAGACAGTATGATGCCAGCGCCTATTCACTACAGTCACGAAATTCTAAAAGAACTAAAAGAACTGCGTAAACTAGACAGCGTATTAGGTCCTGATGCTAAATCACAAGTGAGTGTGGAGTACGAAGGTGCTAGGCGCGAAGGCATCGTTAAGCGCATTGACCAAATTGTTATCAGCACACAACATGCTGATGGCGAAATTGAAACAGCGAGAGTGCTTGCAAAACAAGCAGCACACCATGCTCTGGGAGATTTAATTGATGAAAATACTGTCTGGCATCTTAATCCTACTGGCAACTTTGTTATCGGTGGGCCCGATGGTGACGCTGGTGTTACTGGGCGTAAGATTATTGTTGATACCTATGGGGGTTTTGCTCCTCACGGTGGTGGCGCTTTTAGTGGCAAAGATCCAACAAAGGTTGATCGGTCCGCTGCTTACATGGCACGTTGGTTAGCAAAGAACGTAGTAGCAGATGAAATGGCAGATTGGTGCAACATTCAGTTGAGCTATGCTATTGGTGTTAAGCAACCTACTAGTATTCTTGTAGACAGTAACGGACACAATCGCAGCATTGAGCGTTTTATTCGTAATGAAATTGACTTATCACCAAAAGGAATCATTGACAGATTCGATTTATTCAGTTATACTAATTATAGTACGAATTGCGTATATGGACACTTTGGTGACAAAGATGTACCTTGGGAGAAATTAGGATGGTAACTGAAGAGATTGTAAGGGAAGCACTTAAAGAAGTGTATGATCCTGAAATCAGTTTAAGCGTAGAAGAGCTTGGACTAATTTACGAAGTAAATTGTAAAGATACAGAGGTACACATCAAGCATACACTGACTAGCATGATGTGTCCTTTCGCAGACGAGATTTGTGAAGGTATTGAAACAGCAGTTGGCGCACTTGAGGGTGTCGAAACTGTAAACAGAGAACTAGTTTTTGATCCTCCGTTTAGTATCGAAATGGTTCCAGAAGACACTCGTATGATGATGGGATGGTATTAATGAAAGATCCTAAAGTAACAGAACTTGTAAAACAGTTCAATAAAGATGTAGCTGCCATTAATAAAACTTGGGCAGCGTTACATAAACATGATGTGTATATTAATGCGGCAGTTAAAGGCACTACCTCATACACTGAACCTAAGTACGTTGAAGTAACTGAAATTACGCAACGTGTGAAATATTTGAAGGAGAATCCGGATGCTTGATAAACTAAAGAATATTTTTAAGAGTAGTAAAAAATTAACTAAAGAAACAGCAAAGGGTCCGTGGGTCACTGTTGTCGAGGTACATTTTGACAAGGATGATCCGACACGTGGATACTTTGAACTAGACTGGAATGCTGACTTTGTTGGACTTCTTGGTGAAGCAGGGTATGCTGGCGAGAATGACGAGGAAATCGTAGACCTATGGTTTAATGATCTTTGCCGTAGTGTTGCCTCAGAAACGTTGGCAGAATAATGAAAGTTAGAGTAGAAACTGTTGAACTTACAAAAAAAGTTTATTTTGTAGAGTTAGAAGATGGCTCACCAGCAGTGTGGGCATGTGATGATATTGTCTGTAAAGAAGTAGATCCATTTAGTGTTGAAATAATAGATGAAACAATTTTTGGATACAGCGAATGCGAGTAAAGATTGGAAAATATCCTACTCATAGGTTCTATCACAACTGGTTGTATAACTGGTTTGGTTATAGTCAACAGCAACGAACAAGTATAAAGATACACAAATACGATACATGGAGCATGGACGATACTCTTGCTCCTATTATCTTGCCTATGCTTGTACAGTTGAAAGAAACTAAACACGGTGCTCCTATGGTAGACATGAAAGATGTTCCACGAGAACTACGTGCTACTAAAAAGCAGTTAGACGCATACGGCAAGAATGGCGATGTTGATCCCAAGCACTTCGAACGTTGGGATTGGATTCTAGACGAAATGGTTTGGGCGTTTGAACAAAAGTGTCGTGATGATTGGGAAAGTGATTACTACGAACATCATGTACTAAGTCCAGATGAAAAAAATTACGACGGTTTCTTTGGCGGATCAAAACTTGTGTGTAAGGACCATGCAGGACGAAAAGCACACCAAGAACGAATGACAAACGGATTTAAACTGTTTGGAACTTATTTTGAGAACTTATGGGATTAAATTATGAATGAAAATAGTACAAAACTTATCATAGATATCAGCGATATATACGCGCAACGTGCTGTTAAAGAAAAAGAATTAGAATTTTACCAAGCAGAACTAGAAAAACTAATGTTTCGCTTGGGAATGGTACAGCAAGAGATCGGTGTTACTAATACTATTATCCGATTAATTGAAAATGAGCAAATTATTGATTTACAAGAAGCAATCAATGAGAAACGAAGCTTATTGTGAGTATCGAAACACAGGAGCCATACGATGCGTACATACGCCGCAGATATGCCGAAGAGGATACAAAAATGAGTATTATGCACTGTTGCATGAATTTCAAATTAGAGAATGATTTCTTTATTGTGAGTTCGGGAGAATTCGATTTCACTGTGAGAATCGCATACTGTAAAAGCTGTGGCAGTAAGAAACAAATTGGATCTAGTATCAGTGATGGTAAAAAATGACAGAATATATTCTGCCAGTGCCTTACAGTAAGATAACATCTGCTCAGCGCAGAAAAGTAAGAGAACAATATACCACCGAGCAACATGGTCTATGTTATTGGTGTCACGAACCACTTGCCGACAAACCTCGCGATGATATTCAAAAATTAAAGATTAATTTAAAACTATTTCCGCCAGGATTTCTTAGAAATTCAGTACATTTACAGCACAATCATGATACCGATATGACAGAGGGCGCTGTTCATGCTAAATGTAACGCGGTAATGTGGCAATACCATGGGAGATAAAAAATGACCAGTCCTATTAATACATACCAACAACTCGTCGCTATTGCAGCAGAAGAATGCGGAGAACTGACACAAGTGTGTATGAAGCATTTACGAAAGTTCGATGCCTCAGATCAAATTGACGACAAGTGGCATAATAAACTAGTCGAGGAAGCAGGCGATGTCCTGTGTATGATTGAGCTAATGGTAGAACATAATCTCTTGACAAATGACGAACTGGGCGCTAGAGTGAATATAAAGAGAAACAAACTAAAAACATGGAGCAATTTAATCAATGAATAAATCAATCATCGTGCTTGCCGATTCTAAGCAAGCAAAGAAACTAGGACCAGCGGTTGTCCGTGCTAGTACAGATATGGAAAAAAGTGTAGACCTTGCGTTCGCACACAAAGATTATGATTACATCACGGTAGTTAAAGACAAGCCAAAAACATCTCAGGAGGCTCGTGATCTCGGCGGTGATATGTATACCAAATACAAAGACAGGGCAGTATCGATTGAATTCGACGAAGACCTAGGTCACATCACGGAAGTAAATGAAGGCGCCGCTATGGCGTCATATACATTTGACAAATACAAAACAGATGGCAAGATTTCTAAACTACAAGTAGGCAAAGATGCTGGCATTGCTTCTAGTATTGCTTTTGCTCGTGATTTAGTAAGTGAGCCAGGTAATGTATTGTATCCTACAACATACGCTGCTCGTATTTCTCGAAAACTAGCCGGTCTTGGAGTAAATGTAAAAGTATATCATGAAACACAACTCCGTGAGATGGGACTTAATCTACTACTAAGTGTAGGTCAAGGTTCAGAATGCGACAGTTATGTTGTCGTAATGGAATACATGAATGGTAAACCCAATGATCGTCCTGTTGCCTTAGTTGGCAAAGGTGTTACATTTGATACTGGTGGTATTAGTATCAAGCCATCTCGTGGCATGGGTGATATGAAATTCGACATGGGTGGTAGTGCGGCGGTTGTCGGCGCGTTACATGCTATCGCATCACAACAAATTAAACAGAATGTCGTGGGCATTGTAGGCTTAGTAGAGAATATGCCAGATGGTAAATCAATTAAACCAGGCGATGTTGTTACCTCATTAAGTGGCAAGACTGTTGAAAATCTCAACACCGATGCTGAAGGTAGATTGGTATTAGCGGACATTCTCACACTAGTCCAGAATCAATATAATCCAGATACCATTATTGACCTAGCCACATTAACCGGCGCAATTGTCGGAACACTCGGTCACGAAATGGCTGGTTTGTTTACTAACTCTACACCTCTGCAACAGGCAATCGAAGCATCAGGCAAAGAAAGTGGCGAAGGTTACTTCCGTATGCCAATGGGTCCAGTCTGGAATAAAATGATTGATTCAGATATCGCTGATATGCAGAATATCGGTGGACCGTATGGCGGATCAACGACCGCAGCAGAATTTCTGTATCGGTTCGTAGATAGTAATACAGCATGGGCCCACCTTGATATCGCCGGTATGGCATGGGAAGAAGGTAGTAAATCAACATGTCCAAAAGGTGCGACAGGATTTGGTGTAAGAACGCTGTATCAGTTTGTTGCGGCGCGGGCTGACATTAAAGTCTTCTCAGTAGACAAGAATATGGACTATTGACAAACTACATAATTCGTGTAATAATGATTGACTTTTTCTTACAGTTATCGAAGTGCCATCTTTTCATAACGGTAATACCACCTACCTTCTTACAGTGGGGGCATGTAACTTTTTCTTGTGGTTTGCCCTTCTTCGACTCAGATATTTTTCTTTTGGCTTCTTCGGAATGAGTTTTTCCATACATGCCGTTATTTTCTCCCTTTATCGACTCAGAATGTTTTTTTCTGGTTTCTTCGGAACGAGTTTTTCCATACATAGGATGATTTTCTCCCTTACTAGCCTCGGCCTGTTTTCTTTTGGCTTCTTCGGAATGAGTTTTTCCATACATGCCGTTATTTTTACCGCGACTATCAATCAGCGGCCAGGCTGCCATATTCAGCCATTTCGATGACATAACACACCCATTCTCTGTCAGGAATCGAATCTCATATTCGCCTGCTGCCTCACGAGTGTCGAACGTCTTGTCTATACGTATGATATCTGGCTCGCCGTATTCTTCACGAAATGACTTGACAATATTGGAGGAAGTATGATACTCTATCCATAAGTCCTTTTCTGGCTGACATTGATTCGCTACACGAACACCATAATAGTGTTTGTCCTGTTCTGTCCAGGAAATATGATAGGTATAAGAGGGATAAATATTCATGCTGATTGCTCCTTTAGTAAGCATTAGAGTAGTTGGGTGTTGACGCACCGCGAACTACATTCATCTTTATTTATCCCCTATAAATCAAAAATAACTCTTGACATAGCCTCAGGGATGTGCTAGAATTATATACAGAACAATAACACAAGGACACTTAATGACTTATATTCTAGTAGACACTCTCAACATGTTTTATCGTGCTCGACACGTGGTACGTGGTGATGACATTGAAACCAAAATTGGCATGGCATATTCGATTATGTTTGGCGCCATTAACAAAGCATGGCGTGACTTTGATGGCGCTCATGTAGTGTTTTGCTTTGAAGGTCGTTCGTGGCGCAAGGACTTTTATACACCGTATAAAGCAAATCGCACAGAAAAGCGCGCGGCTCTTAGTCCCAAAGACAAAGAAGAAGATCAGCAGTACTTTGCTGCCTTTGATGAACTGCGTACCTTTATTGAAAAGCGTACCAACTGTACAACGCTACAGCATAAGAACTGTGAAGCCGATGACTTTATTGGTCGTTGGATCCAGAATCATCCCAATGATAATCATGTTATTATCAGCAGCGACAGTGACTTTTATCAGCTACTAAGCCCTACTGTATCACAATACAACGGCATTAGTAACGAACATCACACGGTTAATGGCACATTCAATGATAAGGGCAAGCCCGTCATTGATAAGAAGACTAAGATCCAAAAGCATATCGGTGATCCTAACTGGGTATTGTTTGAGAAATGTGTTCGTGGTGATAGTGCCGATAATGTATTCAGTGCTTATCCAGGTGTTCGTAAGAAAGGCTCCAAGAGTAAAGTAGGCTTACTTGAGGCATATGCTGACAAAGATAGTAAAGGCTTTGATTGGAATAACTTTATGCTACAGCGGTGGACTGATCACGAAGGTGTTGAGCATCGTGTACTAGATGATTACAATCGTAATAAAACACTTATCGATCTTACACTACAGCCAGATGATATCAAGACGGCGCTTGATGAAAGTATCACTACACAGGTACAGAAAGAGCCAACATCTAGTGTAGGCGTACACTTTCTGCGCTTCTGTGGCAAGCATGATCTAGCCCGTATCAGCACTAACGCCGAAACACACGCACAATATCTAAACGCAACTTATGGAAATAGGAATTAAAATGACCAGAGAAGAAATCATAACAGTACTAAAGGAAAATGTCGCGCAAGTAACATTTACCAAAATCAACGGCGATGTACGAATTATGGACTGTACACTAAATGAATCACACTTACCTCAGGTCAAAGAAGATGACCAGGTGAGTGAAAAGAAGGTTCGAGAGATCAACGAAGAAGTAGTTAGTGTGTGGGATACCAAAGCACAGGGATGGCGCAGTTTTCGTGTGGAGAATGTGACCACAGTCGAGATTGTTTAATCATTTTGTTGGTCCTTCGTCCCGTTCTGGAGCGAACATTACCCATTGGACATTAACTTTCTCACCAGATACTGTGAGCCAGTATTCTCTGTTAGATTCATCTGGTCCATGACTAAAGCAATGGTCAGGAAACAGTTGCGGACAATTTATCGTTAACCATTTGCTGATTTGGCCTTGCTTTTCTGGCTTATATGCGTTCATAGACCACAAATAACTATCGACGGCGTCGACCTGGAGATCCCTACCAATATGATTAATATCCGTGTATTTAATCGTATGGTTGCCAACCCATTTACTTTGGTCATTGTCATCGAAGACTGGACGCATCTTTATGACTTGGATTAATATCTGTCGATATTTAGTCTCAACTGGTATTACCACATTGTGGACCAATGCCGCATGAGATATCATAATGTCTCTGCCCATTTTTGTAAATGATCTTGCCATAATATTATTTATACTATTTATGCTATTTTGACTAAATACAATAGAGTTAAAGTAGTAGAGAATTATATAATATGTCCAGACCCAAACCAAAAATATTAATGGAATTCACTGATCCTAAGAGTTATCGTAGTGAGCAGATACTAAAGGCAGGTGCGATTTATGCGGTGTTTCATGATGGAGCGCCAATTAACTTGCGCAGTCTGAACAGTCTGGTAAACTATCCTGGTCCGAAATATAAGAAGGTTAGTTTTAGTAATAGCGGTCACGCTTTTAATTTAGCACAGCGATTAAACAAAATGTTTAAGACAAACAAGTTTGAGGTAGTGAAACTAACACAGGGCGAAATAGTAAAAGAAGACGATGACGATACCAGCCTTTTATCTTGAAATACAGAAATTTGCGCAAGAAAACCTACACTATCGGAATGTAAAGGTACGGGATCTATTCAAAAACTACCGTAATGGTAAAGGGCTCAACTTATCTAAGTTGGGCCTTTCTGCTATGCATCTTATGGACTTTGAATGCGACATTTATATGTTTGATAAAGATACTATAAAATTTACACCCAAGCTCAGAATTCTAATGGACAAATATAACAAATATCCATACTATATAGACAAAACGAAACTTGTGCTATTCGGACAGGAAGATCGTGTATTGTTCAAGCTTTACGGTAGTGATGTTGATATATGGATAGATCACATGGAATCTAATCTATAACACAATAATTTTATAAGCAGAATATATAAATACAATCAGATAGTTTCGTAGGAGAAATAACAATGAGCACCAGACAGTTAGTAAGCAAATATATAAACGTAGCAAGTGACCAATACATCGGCAGAGACGGCGAAGTCTGGATCGATACGGTCACAAACACACTCAAAGTAAGTGACGGAGTAACTGCGGGCGGCGCAGAAATAATAACAGGCGGCGGTGGCGGCGGTGCTGGCGAACAGGGTCCACAAGGCGAACCGGGTCCACAGGGACCAGCTGGATTTGGCATTATTCTGGTAGGCAACGTAGCCGAAGTTGGTGATTTGCCAGTGGCAGACAATACTCAAGGCGATGCTTATATTGTACAAGCAGATGATAGTTTACATATCTGGTCAGGAACTGAATGGGTTGATGGCGGTCCTATTCAAGGACCAGCAGGCGAAGATGGCACAGATGGCGCAGATGGAATTCAGGGCATTCAAGGCATTCAGGGCATTCAAGGCATTCAAGGCGTGCCAGGCACAGATGGCGTAGATGGCATAGATGGCGCCAATGGCGATGCTGGTCTTCCTGGCACTAACGGAACCAATGGCATAGATGGCGTAAATGGCATTCAAGGCATTCAGGGCATTCAAGGCATTCAGGGCGAAACAGGCCCAGCAGGCGTAGATGGAACCAATGGCGTAGATGGCGCTAATGGCGCTGCTGGTCTTCCTGGCGCAGACGGAACTAATGGACTCAACGGCACTAATGGAACTAACGGCGCAGATGGCGTAGATGGCACTAATGGCATAGATGGCGTAGATGGCGATACTGGACCACAAGGCATCCAGGGCATCCAGGGCATCCAGGGCGCAGCCGGATTAGGTATTACATTCTACGGCGAAATAGCTACTTTTGTGGCACTAGAAGCACTTCCGACAGGAACACTGGTACAGGGCGATGCGTATCTAGTACAAGAAGATGATAGTCTTAATGTATGGGACGGTGCTGCTTGGGTAAGTGGAGGTCCTATTCAGGGTCCACAGGGCATTACGGGAGTACAGGGCGTACCGGGTCCTGTTGGCGATAATGGCACTAATGGAACCAATGGCATAGATGGCGTAGATGGCACTAATGGCGTAGATGGCGTAGATGGCGTAAATGGCACTAATGGCGCACAAGGCATTCAGGGCGAAACAGGCCCAGCAGGCGTAGATGGTGTAGATGGCACTAATGGCGCACAAGGCATTCAGGGCATTCAGGGCATCCAGGGCGAAACAGGCGCAGACGGAACCGATGGCATAGATGGCACACAAGGCATCCAGGGCGAAACAGGCATTCAGGGCGAAACAGGCGCACAGGGAATTCAAGGCATTCAGGGAGAAACAGGCGCACAAGGCAGACAGGGCATCCAAGGCGAAACAGGCGCAGATGGCACAGACGGAACCAATGGCGAAACAGGCCCAGCAGGCGCAGATGGCACTGACGGCACTAACGGAACCAATGGCATAGATGGCGTAGATGGCACTAATGGCGTAGATGGCGTAGATGGCGTAAATGGCACTAATGGCGCACAAGGCATTCAGGGCATTCAGGGCGAAACAGGCGCAGCAGGCGTAGATGGTGTAGATGGCATAGATGGCACTAACGGAACTAATGGCGATACTGGCGCAGCAGGCGCAGATGGAACTAATGGAATCAATGGCACTAACGGCACAGATGGCGTAGATGGCACTAATGGCGTAGATGGCGTAGATGGCGATACTGGCACACAGGGCATCCAGGGCATCCAGGGCATCCAGGGCGCAGCTGGATTAGGTATTACATTCCTCGGCGAAATGCCTACTTTTGTGGAACTTGAAGCACTTCCGCCAGGGACCCTGGTACAGGGCGATGCGTATCTAGTACAAGAAGATGATAGTCTTAATGTATGGGATGGCAATGCTTGGGTAAGTGGAGGTCCTATTCAAGGACCACAGGGCATTACGGGAGTACAGGGCGTACAGGGTCCAGTCGGTGGTAGTGGAACCAATGGCACTAACGGCGTAGATGGCGTAGATGGCGTAGATGGAACCAATGGCACTAACGGAACCAATGGCGCGCAAGGCATTCAAGGCATTCAAGGCGAAACAGGCGCAGCAGGAACAGACGGAACCAATGGCACTAACGGAACCAATGGCACACAGGGCATTCAGGGCATTCAAGGCGAATCAGGCGTGGATGGAACTGACGGCACAGACGGATCAAGTATCACACTCAAGGGTAATGTAGATATTGCTGGCAATTTGCCAGCAGGACCCAACACCAAAGGCGATGCTTATATTGTACAACTAGACGATAGTCTTCATGTATGGGATGGCGCTATTTGGGTTGATGGCGGATCTATTCAAGGACCAGCGGGCAATGATGGTGCAGATGGAGCAGATGGCGGTGCGGGCGGTGTCACTTGGGCAGAAATCACGGACATTAATAATGCTAACGGTCCAGTAAACATCGCCGTTGGAAAAAACGCGGGCAGTGTAAATCAAGGCGCCGACGCGACAGCAATTGGGCAGCTGGCAGGTAATGACACACAAGGCTTATCAGCAATAGCAATTGGTAACTCAGCCGGCGTACAGTACCAAGGCGACAGGGCAATAGCAATAGGTGCTATCGCTGGAGGAACTTCGCAAGAGACATCTGCAATAGCGATTGGATATGTGGCTGGATTTTATAGACAATCGGAGTACGCAATATCACTTGGCTTCCAAGCCGGGTATGTGGGGACTTCACTCATCTTAGAATTCGAGTCCGGCGGATTGAATGCCGCGATAACTTACACCGGCAGTCGCGATGCAAATATTATTCCCGGAATGATAATCATTTCGCCGGCATTCACTAGTGGTCAATATGTTATATCTTCCACACGCAACCTCGGAACGATTGTGGTTACAGATTTCGTCAATAGAACTTTTGATAATCAGATGAATGTAGTATCCACAGCAGGAATTGAAGTAGGCGCGACCGTCACCGGTCCGGGGTTTGTCGATGGTGGCGGTTCGACTGTTATTAGGGTGGACAGTGCTACCTCAGTAACATTGTCTGCCCCCTCTGCTCCCGAGCCATTTGGAGAAATTACATTTACTAATATAACAACTCACGATGTTGTAATGTCCGCGGGCGCGGACATTGCCCCAGTTCAGGGTGACAATCACTCTTTTTTCAATGGACAAGGTGTTAGCTCAGTAGCAATTGGTAATAAAGCAGGCAAAACAACTCAAAAGGACAAGGCAGTAGCAATTGGTTTTGAGGCTGGCGAAACAACGCAAAGCACACTTGCAATAGCAGTTGGCAATCAAGCAGGCTGGTTAGATCAAGGGTCATCAACAGTCGCATTAGGCAGCCAGGCGGGCCGCAATAAGCAGGGCTCGGCTGGTGTTGCTATAGGAAGTAAATCAGGAAAGACGGACCAAGGATTTATGTCTGTCGCAATCGGAGGCATGGCTGGCAATGATACCCAAGGCACATACGCAGTAGCACTTGGTAGTCAGGCGGGCGAAGTCATGCAAAGCACAGAATCTATTGCCATCGGCAGATTTGCCGGTAATGGCTTAGCCGCTGTGACTACTGCAACGACGATAACACGTATTGATATCGGTACTACTAATATTATTGTTGACTCCACAGCAGGAATCTATCCAGGAGCGGTAGTAACTAGTGCAGGTTACCTCAGTGGTCAGACGGTCAACACAGTGTTGAATACAGGGATAATATTTATGTCTAGCGGCCCTGACTTTTCAGTACCAATCGGTACTGAACTGACATTTACAAACGGTAAAGCGCCGCAGCAAGAAAGATCAATAGCAATTGGAGTACAATCAGGCACTCTTGATCAAGGTGTTGACTCGGTAGCAATTGGTAATCTAGCAGGCGGTTTTGGTCAAGGTAATGAGTCAGTAGCAATTGGTAATAAAGCAGGCAGAACAACTCAAGGCATAAGCGCAGTAGCACTTGGCGAGACAGCAGGCAGCATCGATCAGGGTGACTTCGCAATAGCAATTGGCGGCGGCGCTGGTGAAACAACTCAAGGTGACAACGCAATAGCGATTGGGGTAACTGCTGCAACAGATGGACAAGGCACAAACTCTATAGCAATTGGTGCGCTTTCAGGCGGATTAAATCCGCAAGCAGCAAATTCGATTATATTAAACGCAAGTGGCACCGCGTTAGAAAACATCGTAGCTGATACCTTTGTAGTTAAACCAGTTAGAAGTGTATTGGGCGGCGGTCTGCCAGCAGGATTTAAGCAAGTAGCATACAATCCAACAACAGGCGAATTTGTCTATTACGATTAATAACTGAATTATTTTATAAACTATTGAAAGCGCAGCATTTATTGTTGCGCTTTTTTCTTGACAATCGTGATATCTTATTGTATATTATATGTATAGTAACAGAGAAAAGAGAATCACTATGGCAACAGTTATCAAATCACACGCATATCTTCCCGAAGTTCAGGATTGTGACGACTACACACATTACTGCGAAACTCGTCGGGTTGTCGGATTAGGAGTAATTCCGGAAAGTCTGTTTGATTCATTATACGAGGAGTCATCTTATTATGATGACATCTGTGAAATGGACGACGGCGCATAAAAGTTAAAATAAAGCTTGACAATGAAATATCTTCCTGCTATCATAGCAGAGTAATCAAAATATACCAGGAGAATACACTATGACACGCAAAAGCGATTCGCCATCAGAAGCTCGTTCCATTACCCTCAATGAATTGACCAAGTACGCTAAGCATCACTTTCGTACAAAGCGTCCTTTCTTCGTATGGGGTCCTCCTGGCATCGGCAAAAGTGATACCATGGAAGGTATTAAAAATTCATATATCGTCGATGGCAAAACAGCAAAATTGATTGACTGTCGTTTGTCACTATGGGATACTACCGACATCAAAGGCTTTCCGTACTACGATGCCGATGCGAATAAAATGCGCTTTAGTCCTCCTGAAGAATTTCCAGATGCGAAAGAGGCAGCAGATTATGATATCATCATCTTGTTCCTTGACGAGTTGAATGGTGCCGCGCCAGCTACACAAGCCGCCGCATATCAGTTGATCCATAACCGCGCTATCGGCACATATCGTTTGCCTGATAATGTAGTAATCGCTGCTGCTGGTAACCGTGATAGCGACAAGGGCGTTAGCTATCGTATGCCTAAGCCACTTGCTAACCGTTTTCTTCACTATGAGGTGCGTTCTGATTTCAACACCTGGTTTGACTGGGCTGTGAATAACAATGTACATCCTGATGTTGTTGGCTATCTGACTACATTCAAAGAGGATCTATATGATTTCGACGCATCTTCTGCCGAGCGGTCGTTTGCTACTCCACGTTCATGGGTGTTTGTTTCTGACACCATCCGCGATGTTGATGGCTTTAACGAGGAAGAAGTGACCGACATGGTTGCTGCTGGTATCGGCGAAGGCAAAGCGCTAAAATTCAAAGCGCATCGCCAAATTGCTGGCACATTGCCTAACCCAAGCGATATCCTTAGCGGTAAAGTCACTCAGTTGAAAACAGACAATATCAGTGCTAAGTATTCACTGTCTACCGCGCTGTGCTATGAACTCAAAGAAGCATATCTGAATGAGGATAAGAACCTTAACTCCATGTTTGATAACTTTATGCGCTTTACAATGGATAACTTCGAAACCGAGATGGTTGTTATGGCTGCGTCTATCGCTCTTGGTAAATACAAAATCCGTGTCAAGTTCAGTGATTTGACCAACTGGAAAGAGTTTATCAAAACATACGGTGCTCTAATCGAAGAGGCATAAAAATAATATATGTTAAAATATAGGGCTTTCGGGCCCTATATTCGTATAATAATGCTTGACATTGCCAACATAATGGTGTATGATAGATATATAATATGAATCAGGAGATCATCAGATGCAAAAGTATAAAAACGCACACGACAAGCTAGTTTCTGCCCGTATAAAAATGCTGTTTAAGCAGCCGTTCTTTGGCAATATTGCCTGTCGTTTGAAGCTAGTGGATGCTACTGACCAAGGTTGGTGTAACACCGCGGCAGTAGATGGTCGTAATTTCTATTATAACTCAGATTTTGTAATGAAACTTGACATGGACGAGACCGTGTTCCTGGTTGGTCACGAAGTCGGTCACTGTGTGTATGAGCATTTCCTACGCCGTAAAGACCGTGATCCTCAAATCTGGAATATGGCTGGCGATTATAAAATCAACGGGATGCTGGTTCGTGAAAACATCGGTCGTCTTATTGATAAAGTAAAAGTATTATATGATAAAAAATATGCGTCTGACGATTGGCACACAGAAAGCGTGTATGATGATCTGATTGAAAATGGCGCAACACCAGAAGATACTCTTGATGTTCACCTCGAAATGGGCGGCAGTGGTGACGGCGAAGGTGATAACAAAGACGGCAAAGGTCGACCGACTATTAGCGAGGAAGATGCTAAGGCACTAAGTGATGAACTGAAAAACGCAGTTATCCAGGCAGCACAAGCCGCGGGCGCAGGTAATGTACCCGGTGATGTTAAGCGCATGATCAGCAATCTTACCGAAGCTAAAATGGACTGGCGTGAAATGATCCAAGTATCGCTTGAAAGCAATATATCAAGTGATGTATCATTTATGCGTCCAAATCGTAAGAGCCAGTTTACCAATGTATGTTTGCCAGGTCCCATCAAGGATGACCAGATTGATATCTGTATTGCTCTTGATGTTAGTGGATCAATTGGCGAAGCAGATTCTCGTGTCTTTCTAAGTGAAGTTCAGGGTATCATGGATCAATTCGACTGCTATCGCATTCGTGTATGGTGCTTTGATACTAGGGTTACTGGCTATGATGAATTTACAAGCGACGATGGTCGTTCAATTACTGAATTTGCTATGACTGGCGGCGGTGGCACTGACTTTATGTGTAACTGGAACTACATGGTAGAGAACGAAATTGAGCCTGATCAATTCATTATGTTCACAGACGGTGAGCCTTGGGGTAAATGGGGAATCGAAGAATATTGCGATACACTGTTTCTTATCAAGAATGATTATCGCAAGCCTGTTGCTCCGTGGGGTCAATCCGTATACTTCGATAGTAAATCAACAATCGCGGAAGCAGCATAAATGAGTGATATATACATTATACCAGACATTGGCTTATCACTAAGTGATAATGATATCGCAATGCTAGCGGGAACTGACCTATTGATCGAAATGATGAGGAACAGAATTACAATAAGTGCCACTTCTTTGTCAGACAATCAGCCTCGACAGGCCGTAACAGCCGCGGACAGGTGGCATACATGCCTATCCGATAGTATCAAGATATTAGAATTAATGAATACTACCAAGTTTCATTATGTGGAAGATGTAAATGACAGTCAAATAATAAGAATCTGGTTCGAGGATCGAATGGATTATGAATATTTCAGAAATGAACTAATCGCCCAGAAGCTGACATATACCCACGATAAATAAATAAGTACGCATATAACTAATTTAACATAGGAGAAAATTATGAGCGAAGAAACACAACCAACACCAGAAGTAAATCTCGAAGTAACAGATCTGCAAAACGCAGCACAAATCATTGATCTTGCTGTACAGCGTGGCGCCTTTAAAGGCAACGAAGCTGAACAAGTTGGCGCAGTATACAATAAACTTGCTGCGTTCATTGGAGTTATCGCTGCTCAACAGGCAGCACAAGCAGAACAAGCAGCAGAATCGGACGATGCCGACACCGCAACAGAATAAGGAGTATTCATAATGCGAAATATTAAACATATAGGCAGAGTTGAAAACACGGACGTTAAATGCGTAGTAGTGTTTAGGCAACTCTATGACGACAAAGGTAAAGTGGTTGATCCTGATCACTGTCTGGTCGTTGAAACAGAACGACTACCGGACGCAGAACACGATGAGGTTATTCGTGTTGTCGAAAGTGTACAAGGTCAAGATGCTGCCCAGTTTTATGAAGTAGCACATCGTAATAAATTCGGTGACGGTACCAATATGTTGGTAGCTCTACACCAGCGTGGACGGCTTCGTAAATACCCAACTAACCAAATTGTCCTGACACCAAATGGTCAGTCAATGATTAAGTTGAGTGAAGTAAACGAGATCATTCGCAAGCAAGAATCTGGCATGAATGAATCTGAAATCAAAAACACAATGGTAGATGATACTGATAGTGCACCTCGTACACAGACATCGTTTGATAGTACACAAACTATTGACCAGGCGATTGATACTGCCGAAGCAGTGCTTGATGATACCGCGATTGCTCAGAATTTGATTGCCCAGGCTGACACGTTTCTTGCCGAAGCAAAACGTCTACAAGATGAAGCCTACGCAATTGCGCCGGCCCTGAAGAAGAAGGTAGCAGCGGCAAAAAAAGCTCCAGCAAAAAAGCCAGCAAAAAAGGCAGCATCGACAAAAAAGTCAGCATCAAATGCCAATACATAAAAGGGATCGCAGCTTTCAAAAAATTGTTGACCAGGTGGACATAGATAATATTCCAGCAGAATTCATCCATAGTATGAGTTTGATCCTAGAGAACGGTGATTCCATTGTGTTCGAAGGTGCTGATCTTGCCGAGATTGAAGAAGATAATATTTTTTCGTTTCTTATGAGCGCAGTTCATGAACTTTCCGAAGACTATGGTTCACCGGTAACCGATCTACAAGTTGTCATTGATTATAAAGAACTTGAAAAACAAGTTAGAACAATGACCAGCAAAATTCTAAACAAGGACGTAGATGATGATAAAGGCAATACTAGCGTGTGACGCAGATTGGGGTATCGGTAAAGCCGGTACCCTTCCTTGGCCTCACAACCCAGCGGATCTGAAATGGTTCAAAGAATGTACTACTGGTGGCGTAGTAGCAATGGGAAAATCTACGTGGGATAGTTTACCACGTAAGCCACTACCTAATCGTAATAACATCGTTATCACTAGTAGTGCACAAGATAAAGATAAGGGCGGATATCATTATATTAAATTTGATAATGCCAAGACTGACCTTACTAACATGAACAAACTACAAGATGTTTGGATTATTGGTGGAGCAAAACTAGTTGAAGGATTGCTTTCAATCATTGACGAAATTCATCTAAGTCAAATACGCGGCTCATACGACTGTGATACTTTCTTACCACGTACATTGATAGAAGAAAAATTTACCTTAACCGATAGCGGCATACGCGGGGATGTGTATGTAGATGTATGGAGCAAACGATGAAGATATTGATTATGGGATTGCCGGGCAGTGGCAAAAGCACTCTTGCTAGACCATTGGCTAAATTACTAGGCGGTGTTTGGATTAATGCTGATGATGTTCGCACACGATACGACGATTGGGATTTTAGTATATTCGGCAGAGCACGACAATCAATGCGCATGAGTATGTTAGCCGATGGTGTAGTGATGGCTGATAAGATTGCTGTATGTGATTTTGTGTGTCCTACTCACGAAACACGAGAACTATTCAATGCTGATTTTACAGTATTGATGGATACTATTTCGGAAAGTCGCTACGCAGATACCAACAAAATGTACATTACGCCAGATCATTATGATTATCATGTCAGTGAATGGTTTACGGATACGCATGAGGTTTTACATCAGGTAGTGCAACGATATGCTGCTGTTAAATCAGGTATTACCTCAAATGGCTCATGTATAAATGTTTGATTTTAAAGCACCCACAGTACAAATGTTGGGAAGATGGCAGCCGTGGCATGATGGTCACACTGCTCTATTCGTAAAATCATTAGAACTAACAGGGCAGGTTATTATCATGTGCCGTGATGTCCAGGGTCAAGATGCTGGACCAGGTCAGGCTGATAACCCATATGATTACTATGATGTAAAGAAGAACATTGTAGCGGGTTTAGTCGAGCATGGATATACCTTACACAAAGAATATGAAGTAGCCAAGGTTCCTAATATAGTGGACATCAGCTATGGCCGCGGTGTAGGATATAGCTTGACAGAACATGATATGGGTGCTACAATACATGATATAAGTGCTACAAAAATCAGAGCACAATTAAGAGCAGAAGGCAAACTATGAAGCAATACTTAGAATCACTCCAACACATTTTGAATACAGGCGAAGACGTAAGTGATCGCACAGGGACCGGTACTCGGACTGTGTTCGGTCACCAAATGCGTTTTGACCTTAGAGACGGCTTTCCGGCAGTCACAACTAAGCGACTAGCGTGGCGCAGTGTAGTGAGTGAGTTGTTGTGGTTCTTAGAGGGCAGCATGAATGAAAGACGCCTAGCAGAGATTCATTATGATGATACCAAGGATAATTTAATCGGCAAGAAAACTATCTGGACTGCTAACGCGGATGCTCAAGGAGTGGCGCTTGGTCACTTTAATAGCGATACCAATAAAGATTTAGGACCAGTGTATGGTAAACAATGGCGCGATTTCGGCGGTGTTGATCAGATTGATATTATTCTAGACCAAATCAAAAACGATCCTGATAGTAGACGTATTATCCTAAGTGCCTGGAATGTTCCTGATATTCCCGTCATGTCATTGCCTCCGTGTCACACTATGGCACAGTTTCGGGTTATTAATGGTCGACTAAGCTGCCAATTATATCAACGCAGCGCCGATATGTTTTTGGGCGTACCATTTAACATTGCTAGTTATAGTCTACTAACACATATGTTTGCTCAACTATGCGACCTAGAAGTAGGTGAGTTTATATGGACTGGCGGCGATTGCCACATCTATAGTAATCATATGGAACAAGTTAACCAACAGTTAGAGCGAAAAGCAATGACTGGTCCAACATTACAGATGCCAGCGTTTAATACACTGAAAGAATTAATCTCTACTAAGCCAACTGACTATATACTTGACGGCTATGATCCAATGCCCAGTATTAAAGCAAATATGGCGATATAAATAGTATCATGCCAGTAATAACAAACCCAAAATTATCAAGTCCATTTGTTTATGAGCCAGAGGTGACGCCACGTCTTCAATGGATTCATAAACAATGCCTAGAAGTGTTTTCTCATTTGCCAAATATATTCACGCAAAAGCCAGAGACTAAATTCTTCAAAGACAATATTAAAAAACATTATAGATTGTTTGATCCAGATAAGCCACTTATGCAAGTAGTTTATCTGTCAGATATTCCAAAATACAAGGAATTAAGTGATACATTAAGCAATTTCGGATTTTCGAGCGCAATTAAATTTTTCCAGTCTGATCCTACAGATCCAAGATTTAAAAAGGTTGAACACTTATTCTTCTGCCACAGACATCACTATACATCATCTGTCGCATCGCTTATTTTTCCTATCGCCGGATGCGACGAGAATACAATCACATCATGGCCGGAATTCGAAGATGTTGATGGGTATGTTCCCACAGATCCTACACAAGGAGTATACTATAGTGAATATTACTGGCAAACTTATAAAAAGAACAACGAGAGATTCTTATTATCCGACGATGACGCAGCATGTCGTTATGCGCTAACTGATAGGCCCGTACTATGGAATGTCAAACAATGGCATGAAGCTATCAACACAGGGACTCAGCATCGTGTGATTGCGAATATTAATTTTGAGAGTTGTTCTCAAACATGGGAAGAATCAATAGATATACTAAAGGAAATAAAATGAGTTGGACACTAGTTATAATATTAGGATTACTATGGAGCACTGTAATTTCTCATTTTGGAGCATCAATACTGTTACATCGTTACTTCTGTCATAAGCAGTTCTCTGCACCAGTTTGGTTTGAAGTAATTGGTCTCGGAATGCTAATGATCGCAGTAATTCGTACTCCGATTGGCTGGATATCTTCACACAGAATTCATCATGCTTACTCCGACACGGAACATGATCCACATTCTCCAGTCCATTCTGGGATTTTCAAGGTACTTACTACAACCTGGAGCATTCCTAAGATTTCGCCAAAGTTTGCTAAGGACCTGTATGCCAATCCTAGACTTGTATTTTGTCATAAACATTGGCGTAAGATATGGATTGCGGTATGGCTTATTACAATATTAATAAGTCCAAAACTGTTTGTAGCATTTGCTCTTATACCATTCATACACGCAAAAGTAGGATTTGGATTATTAAACACGGTATGTCATTATCCAGTACCAAGTAATCAGCCGTGGCTCAATTTACTGATTGCGGGCGAAGGTTATCACCTCAATCATCATAACAACTTTAGACGCCTACGATTACATCGATTCGATAGTGGTGGTTGGGTCGCAGAGAAGTTTATTAAATACGGGATTTTTCAATCTAATTCGGGAAAACCGTAGATGGATTTCAAAGATATTATCCTCAATCAAAGTCTAGCAATCAGAACATTTCCAATTGCGCCAGTCCAAGATGTAGTCAGCAAACATACTCTTATTCAACACGACGAAGTTAAGAAGTTTACTAGTGATATCACCGAATGGATTGCTCCAATATGTGATCTATCCTCATTCGAGCATCTTTATGCCACTAATGGTATTACCGAGGCAATGAATTACTGGATGTGGCAAGAAAAACGTACAATTAAAATGGCAACTGATGATTATCAATGGGTAAGTGGCAAAGAAGATGGCGAGGTGTTGTATCTAAGTAACCCAGCAAGCTACGACGGCAATTATGTTGATATACCTGTTGATATTCCAGTAGTACTGGACCTGGCATATGTCGGCAGTACACCAATGCGCAATATCATGATACCAGATAATGTGGAACGCGTGTTCTTTAGTTTAAGCAAAACATTTGGATTAAGAAATTATAGAATTGGATACTGTTGGACAAGAGAGCCAGATTTTCGTCTTGATTTATTACAAAATAGCGCAAAATATTATAACTATCACAGTATGAGGTTAGGAGAAACAATTATTGAACATTTCGACACCGAAATAGTATATAACACACTAAACAAGTACCAGGGCGAAATATGCAATCAGTTAAATATGACACCGTCTGATGTACTATGGCTAGCAACATCCGATGACCCAGAATATAAAAAATTCTACCGAAACTATACTAATAGATTATGTCTAGCAGATATAATCAAGTATATGTATCAGCAATAATAGGAAAGTAAGTAATGATACCAAAAATATTATCAAAATCAATATCTGAATATAACGACACGGAACTCAAGGAACTAGCATCTGATATACAAAAAGTTGGTATTGCAGTAGGCTATGACCAATCATTGTCCGAAGAAACTTACATTTCGACCATGAAACGTTTCGGAGAATGCGAAAAACCAGACCTTTTCATGAACCCAACAGATTATCCAGAGATATTTCTGGTAACGGCGAAACGTGACGATAAGGGCAATAAGATAGGTATGTTCGGCGATACTGAGCTAGGATGGCACAGCAATGGCAATAGTAGACATAACATAGATAAGATACTTATTGGGCTATACTGCATAAATGAAGATATTAATACAACTCTAAGCGTTTGTAATACTGCTATACCATTTGAAACATTAAGTAATGAAGAACAAGATTATTGGCGTAGCATTAAGATTCGTATCAAGTTTAAAAACAATACAATGTATCATCTCGAAGAAGATGACCCAGAACTTGAGTTTATGTCAAAAAATAAAGGCTCAATTAGATCGTTAGTCGGCGAACATCCAGTATCTGGACAGGAGTATTTCTATTTTCCTTATCATTTCATTTCAAAAGCATGGCAAGGCAAGCAAGTAATTGATCATGAAGTTATGATTCAGTCATTACAAAATATTATATTTAAATCTAAGTACCAGTACCACCACATATTTAAGCAAGGCGATTTGTTATTGATGGATCAATTCACGACACTACATAGACGTACTCCGGTCTCCGATCCGAATAGATTGTTATGGAGAATTGCCTGTGACTATCAGCAAATCACACCTACGTGAAATATATGATATATCAGAAATGTCATATCTGGACGGTGACGGCGCTGCGCCGATATATAGTTATCAGGCATCATTAATACGCAAGCATCAGCTAACAGGTATTGTTGACATAGGATGCCGTACAGGAACAATCAACAATTATTTGAAAGATTATACATACAATTACTACGGGATCGATACTAGTCCTGGTCCAATCGAATTAGCAAAGAAACTATATCCTAGTAAGAAGTTCGATGTCAGATCATGGGAAAATTTATATACTCCGAACTTTAAAGTAGATGTTGTATTATTCAGTAGCGTATTAATATATGTAGATGATCCTAAAAAACTGTTCGAGGATATATGCTATTTTTATCAGCCCAAGAGAGCTATTATTCACGAAGTAAGCGATGACAACATTGAAGACTTTGAATACACAAACTTACAATATTTTACTGATAAATATACGCATATAATACATCATCTATCGCTAGATATACCATGTAAGAAAAGGACTATACTGGATGTTCAATACAGCTAACTATCATATTAAGAAAAATGATATTAAATTCAATGAAGATGGTATACCCATCCGTCGTTATCTAAACGATGATCCGGGCTGTGCGGTAAAAATTGATCGGCCCACATATGAATATTTGTCTATCGACGAAGAATATACAGGATACAGAGATATGGTATGGTCTCCGATTGATCTTCCTATATTGGATATAGATATGGACCAGATAGCGACATTGGCCGAAGATCCCGATCTTCAGAAGAACTTTTATGTAACAAAGAATACCGGCTCACTTATATTTCTAAAGCCAAACCAATGTGGAATGGCAGGAGAGCACCCCGACTGGTTTGATTTTGCCAAAGAAGAACTTGGACATGTTGTTGACTACATTGAGAATTTACCTTTTGAAACAATACACCAAGCGTTTTTTGTCCAAGCTCCCTCTGCTATCCCTGCTCACTATGATGAAGAGTTGGGTATGGCAGAAGTACTTAAACTTCAAGCGCCCAGTCACTTACATTTTAGATGGAGTAAGGTGACAGACTGGCGCGAAGAGCACTTTTATATGACAAAAAATAGTGACGCGACACAAGTATATCCAATGCTGCCGCCTGAAACAAATGCTTTCGCATACGACGGTGCGGTATATGAGCATGGTGTCAATCGTGGATTTGATATGCGAGATAGAGTTCAACTTGTCGTACATGGCGTATATGATATGCCAAAATGGCATAAATTATTAGAAAAAAGCTGGAATAGGTACAAAGAATATGCAATCACAACCGAACATTTCGATCTGTAAATACAGCGAAGATCCAGACGCATATCGTGAGTTAATATGGGATTTCGCAAAGAAAAGTATCGAAGAAGGCAATGACAGTCTTAAAAAATACAGCGCACGGTCATATGATCCGGATGATAAGAATATTGAAACCTGGATGTGCTTCATAGGAGATAAACTTATTTCAATCTCCGCGGCAGAGGCTTCTCATTATACAAACGATCCTGATATTGCTGTCCGAATTTGTCGATATCACATTCTCAAGGAATATAGATTCACACATTGTGGATTAAGAATGGGCGAACATCAACTCAAGTGGGCAAGACAACGAGGCTTCGAAATTCTGTATATCACACATGATATTACAAAACGTGCCATCAACGCATTATATCAACGAAAAAAGAAAATGACAGTCAAAAGTTTTAATGAGTGGACCGATAGTGAGTGGTACACTAGTCTCCAACTTGAAACAGATTTTCTATTTAAGACTGGACCTATTGTACAGTACGTGTATAGTATCAGATTGAATGATCCAGATTTTATATGGAAACCTAACTCAGACTTGATTATAAGTTCAGACGAAATAACATGAAAGTATTAATAGGCGGCCCGAGAACAGGCAGTTCGTATGTGTATGAACATATCGACATCGAAAACTTAAACGATCCATCAGTTAGAAAACCTCATCAAAAGGCAGAGTTCTTAAATCCAGATATTATGCCCGAAACTAGCCTTTCGGAAAAAATTGACTTTTTAAATCTTGAAAAGAAAAAAGGCATTAACTATACGTTCAAGCACCATATCAATTATCTGATTACTCCGGATTATGATTACTATAACAACTGGTTTAAGGATTTTTACGAAAACGACGAGATTCTTGTTCTTAAACGCAGAGGCATCTGGAAATGGGCTCTTAGTTTTATGTGGCAAGAATTGGCAAACTGGAAGACTGCCGGCATAATGGATGTCTCCGCGGCTAGGACTATAAATATTAACACGAAAATTGATTTAAAAAAATCTTTAGATCAATTTTTTTATATTAAAGACCAACTTGATACTGTAGAAGGAAATGTCATCTACTACGAAGATTTAGATTTTCCATTTTCAAAATTCCACAAGCTATCAGATATAATTAACTATGAAGACAAGATGCTAGAAGCTGGCATCGATCTAACAGAAATTGGAGAATACTATGAAAAGAAGAAAGCATCAACTACCTTGTATACATAAGTTTGATTTAACATTCGACTTAGAAAGATTACAATCCGAATGCGATGCCGCGGCGTCTAGCTTTATCGATGTTGTGTCAGCAAATCCAGCGCTATGTAAGAACCACATGGAACTCGTAAAGGATGTATACGACAACTTTGAACAAATTAACTTAACCGAACTAAATGGCGAAGAACTAGAGTACACTACCGATGTCAAGGAACGCATTCGTCGTCGTGAGGAAACTAGATACAATAAACCAACGGAATTGTACACGGGATCGTATTTCGAAGAAATTGTAAATATGTTTAGCGCATCGGCAATGCGAGTACGTATCACAAAACTAGCACCTGGAAAAGTTATTCCTTTCCATATTGATTATGATCCAACATATGCCACTAGAATTATTGTTCCAATTTATACTAATTCAAAAGTTAGAAATCTTTTTAAACGCAAGGACGACTTAGAAGACCATAATCTAGAAGCAGGAAAAGCATATTTTTTAAATACAGGGTTTGCTCACTCGGTCGAAAACAATAGTAACTCTCCGCGTATCGCATTAATGTTTAGTCTGGATGGACAGGAAGATTTAACTTTCGATGGCATTTGAGATTGACATAAAAGACAGTTCTATACAAGTTCTACTGAATCACGTTTCACAGTATGTTGACATCACAACAGATCCTGATCCATTTTACATGAACGTCGATGAGGAATTACGTGAGCGGGCATTCGGTGACTATTTAGACACATCCATTATGAAAACTGCTTACATATACGCACATACACAGCCTATTCCATTACACGTAGATCGGTGGAAAAGAGATAGTGTATATAACATGTGTGTTCCTCTTCATAAAAAGCAAGACGTTAACCAATCACTGATAGTTTTCGACCAACAGTTTGAACAATACGGTCTAAGTTGGCGCCTAGAGGGAGTAGATCATATCAGACACAAGCCGGCAGTGCCAGATGAAGTACAGAAGTCTGTCTCAGATAATGATCACTTGGCGTCTGACGTACTGACGGGCATACGTCCATGTGATACAAAAGATGTGAGTGGGTTAACCGAGCATGATATTCCGGATCATATTAGAAAATTATTACCATACGGCAATGAAGATTTCTATCATGGCCTGAGTGGCATTACATGGGATCAACAGCCGGGCAAAGCATTAATGTTTAAGTCCAGTCAACTACACTGTACTGCTATGCAATCTGAATTTAAGGTTGGATGTGTTGTTCTTATGTCATCATTGCAATCAATTAATACAAAGGAAATATAAATGTTTGAAATAGATTTAACACAATCCGTCATTGATAAGTTTACACAGCTATCACAAAGTGGTAACAAAAACACAATGAAAAATGTTTCAGTCATTGAAGACAAAGAAGATATTAAAGATATTATCAGTGAATTTATCGACCCATCAACCGTTGTTGTTGGTAGCTTATTTAATCATGCTAACCCGTTTGCTGTACATAGTGATATGAAGACAGGCAAGAAGACTATCCTATTAATCCCTATCGAATCACACAATCCAGATCAGACGTTTGTTATTTTTGATCAAAGACTCGACAGTGATGTGGGCATGAGTTGGATACATGATATATTCTCAGACAAAACTGACGAAGAACTAAAAGATATGTATTATGACAAATCCTTACGATGCAGACCATGCGATTCGCCAGAAGTAAAAGGATGCACAGACCACCCAATTTCCGATGAACTATTCAAATACTTGCCGTATTCAAAAGATTTATATCACGGGTTAACAGGATATGCGTGGAAGTATACCGTAGGAAAAGGTTTGTTATTTGATGCTGATATGTTACATGCGACAGGACGTATGAATGGTCCTAAAATCGGATGTACGATACATTTTACTGAATCAATCGAAAATATTGAAATCAATATACAGAAGCATAAGATATCTTATTAAGGTATTACTGTAATCTCTCTCACTGTTGCGCCCTGGTGCCAGGAGTCAATTATATGTTGTATTGTAGCCAGGGCAGTAGTTAGTGGTAATTTCTTTTCATTGGGAGCAAACGCATTGACATGCGGCATATCAATGTACCCAAAGCGCAAATTGCAAACCGATGGTCCTGATGTGATATATGACAATTGCTCACATGCCTTATCACTAGCAGCTTTTGAAGCAGCATAAGGCCAAATATGTTTCTTTATACCATCACTAGTATTTGATCCTAAGTTGATTATTAACTTATCGTTCTCTTGCTCCCAGAGTTGATATACTTTATACAATATATCAAGCTGTGTGCTCATGCCCTCGACTTTATCTGCGGCGAGCGCAGGGAATGCGTTATTGATAAAAATATTACAGTCATCAATTTGTTCTAACATCTTAGTAATGTTATCTGAATTAAGTAAGTCATAGTTATTAGAACGAGAGAACCCAACAGCCATTGGATATTGAGTGTGAATAGCTAGACCTAGGCCAGAGGTATGTCCTGTTAACGCAATTTTATTCATTATATTCGTCGATCATACAAGTAACAAGATGAATTCTATCGATGGTACTACCATTTAATGCCGTGTGCTTCTTTGTAGTATCAGTGTGCCACCATGTGTTAACCGGCATGTGAAATGCCTGATCTTCAATTATCATCAAGCATCCTTCTTGTGTCTTGATAGGATAGTGTATTCTAGTAGAGCTATCGTTATGCCACGTCAAACAAGTTTTCATCTTGGATTTCATCACTCGCATCCGTCCTATTTTATGTTTTTCTTTTAACATATTATGCACATCTTCAAACAATGTACCACGAAAATTTGAGTTCAATACTACAAAATCATCTTCATTATAGACGATGTTCTTTTTTGGTATTACAAGATTGTCAGTATCGTCGTAGTAAGAATTGTCCCAATCATAATATAAACTACCGCATCCAATTGATTGATTATCCGGATCATCTTCTACGCCATTAATACAAATCTGCCCATTATAAGTATTCCAAGATATTACACCACTCTTCAGCAATGAGTTTAACTCACTCTCCAAATCATATGTTGGATAATCAAGTTGAATAAAATCTGTAGTATTTCTCATTTATAATATATCACATCAGTAACTTCTTTTGTAAATGATGCGTACACATCATCGCTGGTTAAGTGATGTATTTTTCTATCTAAATTTGGATTGTTATGTCCAACGCCCAGTAATATCTCTATATTGCCTGAATTTAATATTTCACTCACTGTATCTCTACCAAAACATTGACAATATCCCGTATAGTATCCTAGCATATGTGCTGTTAAGTTTAAATATCCAGTAGCAATACTTATCGCCATAAGCGAATCTCTGCTAATCAGATTATTATTTCCATTTTCTGTTCTCTTGTTATGAGATTTGCTATTATCACTAGGTCCTACAATTTCGAATGCAAATAAGACATTTGCCAGACACTGGCTGTTTGTTAACATTTTATCGTCTGCCGTAATATATCCACTTGTAGAATCATGTATAGTCTCGATAATTGAGCGATTAGTAATAACATGAACACGATAATATGAAAAATTTTGCTTACTTGGACACTGCGTTGCCGCATGGATCATCAAATCTAAATCTTCTTGTGTAACAGATTTTGACAAATCCCAATTACGCTGACAATGTTGGCTTGTATCTATGCTAGTTTTAATATATTCATGTGGTAATACCATATTATTTCTCCATATCGTTCCAAACTAAATCTTGCGTTTGGGTATCTTACTATCTGCGCTACTTACACATGCATTACTTATACATGGCATAGGCTTGTCAAACAACTTAAAGCCTGTTTCTATGTTGCCGAGCGGTACATCCGCACAACTGTAACTACGCTTGATGCTTCCATCAGGCTCTCTAATAATAATTCCTTGATATCCTGAATTACAACTCCAGCCTTTAAAGTTGTTGAAGTTGAAAGCATTGAATCTCTCAGCCTGGTCCATGTACCATTTTTTACCATCCTTGTCCTCAAACTCAATCTGCATATGCCAAGGCACACTTGCGTCATTTTTTCCATTTACCCCAGTAGGTATTAGAAAACTTGGCTTAGGTCGACCTTCCCATTTGCGTTTACTTTCTGTGTACGCACGTTGTGGCATACCGTTGTGTAAACGTTTTAAGTCTTCCTCTTTGTAACCATCGACCACACGGCTCGCAGTAGGATCTGATTGCGGCTTGAGTGTGACGTTGATTCCTTGCTCGTGGAAGAACAGGGCGTTTTCCCAGTCTCTTTCGAACCAGTTTGGAACCATAACCATATTGATTGTAACCTGTACATCGTGCTCCTGACAGAAGATTAATTTATCGGCAAAGTCTTGCATCTTCTCAATTGTATTTAAGTGTTCTGTGTGTAGACTAGCTGTGATACTGGCTCGGTGGAACGGCTTAACTGCTTCTACGTATTCTTTGTGCCACTTCATATTGCGTGACATGTTTGTTGTCATGTGAACGCTAGTATAATTAGTATTATCAACATCATTCGCAAGATGTTTAAGAATGTCCAAATAACCAGGGTGAAAAGTAGGCTCACCGCCAGATAAACTAAAATGAAAACTATTAAAACCATTACCACGTGCTTGTCTCTTTATTTCGTCTATTGTGCTGAGACATAACTCGGTAGGACGATGGTCTTTTCTATCTGACCGTGCATAGGGCCAACAGTAACTACACTTATAATTGCAAAAACGACCCAGTAGCCAAGAAACAGTAAATATATCTCTGTAAAGGAGAGTTCTCTGTCCAACCGATACGACATCGTCAAACGGTATTTTAGTAAAGTCATAGTTGCTCCATTTCAAATCTTCGGTCATTTATTTAATACCACTTGTTAGCCTGCATCGGATCTATACTGATTTCATTTATATTAAGATGCTTTGGTTGATCTATTATCCATTTAATATAACACGCTGCGTCAGTAATGTCAAGACATTTTCTGTCTGGATGCTTTTCTTGGTTGTTGCTTAATGTGCCAAAACTTATATAACTTACCTTCGGAGCATGATCTCCCCAGACTCCACCGATAGCAAGAGTATTTGAATAATCACGTAACGCTTTCTTCTCCGCATTATATAACCAGGCTTTGCCGTTCTTTACCCGATCGGTAGTGCTGCCGATGACTACTATATGTGCCTGTTTCTGATGCTCCACCAGCGATTTATATACTGTATCTAGTAGCACAGTTTGTTCGAACTGATATAGTGCGCTATTGATAATGATTACATCATGCTCAATCGCTATTCTGGCAAATTGTTTTTGCTGTGAAAAATCACACAAGTCATGACCAGATTCGCGGCTGATAAATGTCGCGTCTGGATATATGGCGGATATACTCTGCGCTAATCCTTTATTTTTATTGCCTGATATTAGCATTATTGTTTCCTTGTTAAATACATACATAACTATTTATTGACAGAGGATATATCGTACATGACAAATAGAGTAATAGCATTCGGGTGTAGTTACACTAGAGGCACAGCCCTCGATGATGTATGGGATTATACAAATAATCGCAGCATATTTCCTCAACCTAGTAAGTATGCCTGGCCGCAATTAGTGGCAGATAAACTAGATATGGAATGTATTAATCTGGGATTGGGTGGTGCCAGCAATAAGCATATATGGCACAGTGTATTAAATTTCGATTTTAAGTATAACGATTTGATATTCATACATTGGAGTTTTATGGATCGTTATCACTTTTTCGAAGATGAGAGTACAGATTATCAAATAGATCATCGAGGTAATACTAAACGAGATCGGGCGTTCTTCGAGTATCTACACAGTGATTATGATATGCTAATGGATATGTATACTCGCATTAATCATGTTGATAGCTTTTTACTAAGTAAAAATAGATATCATCTACAGATAGAGCCAACAACTGCTCCAGCATGGAATAACACAGTAATGCTTCCCACGACATTCAATCAGTTCAAATTAAATCATCCACGAGCAAACGATGGCAGTCATCCCGGCATGTTAGCACACCGGGACTTCGCAAATTCTATTATTGAAAACTTAAAGTGTTAACAATTCCCTTAGGCTTGTACGCTCTGTGATCGCCTTTAGGCTGAACGCCCTCGCCAATACATAGAAAAATAATCGGTTCCCATTTGAATCCAGTCATTACATCATCTGACTCTGCGTCAATCATAGCCAATGCTTTCGGGTTGAATGCTTTAAGACAGCAACTTTTTAATCCAAGTTCTTCAACGGTCATAATAACATTCC